GATGTTACTACATCCTCTGATGTTACTACATCCTCTGATGTTACTACATCCTCTGATGTTACTACATCCTCTGATGTTACTACATCCTCTGATGTTACTACATCCTCTGATGTTACTACATCCTCTGATGTTACTACCACAGCAAATATTCTTGGTCCGTAGATCAAGAATATCTCTTACATGTTAAATGAGAACCAAGGAAGATAGGCTGCGTCAATACGTGTTGGTTGCCGTTGTACTCTTTGCCATAATGTTTGTAGTTGGTATAGTAGGTTTCCACTATATCGTGAAACAAGATTGGGCGTCTGCAGTCTACTGCACGGCAACCTTTGGTCTGAACACAGAGACTATAATTAAAACTACGGACCAAAAACTCTTTACCTCTTTCTTTACTATCTTTGCAGGTCTGCTCTTTGTGGCTATTGCTACGCACCTCATAGATGACATCATGCACATTCTGGCTCATGAACCTAACGAACCTTAGGTGCAAATATAAAAGTAAAACACGTTCAAGGCCAGTTTCTTTGCTTGGTCAGAAGTGAGCTCTTGCTCTACTATTTTGTTTTTAGCATCCTGGTTAACCTGTTCTTGGAAGGATACTAGATAGTTTGCTTTCTTGGTAAAGGACAAGGAGAATACAATCTTGCTCTCATCACGGCACATGTTAAACATGTTGAGACTAGTAAAGGAAAAAGGTTTCTTCTCTCTTTGGCTCATGTGAAGGCGTAGAAAGACCTTTTTCAGTACCTCTGGTCTGATAAGGATGGTACTATTGCCCGCCATCTCTATAAAATTACTAAAGTGTGTCTGGTTCTCTTCCCCCTTCATCTCATATTCTAGGATGGTACTGTTAGGAAAGAGCTTTGCAAAGAGAAAGTTTACAACCTGAGAACTGTCTCTACTCTTGCGAAAGATTAAAGACCAAGAAGCAGGATTACTACCTTTCTCCAACATTGGTAACTTGCGTTTGTTAAAGTAGACCTGCCAAAACCTCTCTTTACTAAAGATGTCCAACTTGCTCTTGTCTTGTAGACAGATGGCATTGATCTCTGTAGGAGAAAGATTTATGTAATCTGTAAACTCTGACTTTGCAAGAGATAGAGTCTCTTGCAAATAGTCTACATGTTTAGGTATGGGTAAAAGCTCTATCTCCATCTAATATTTTAATGTATGAGAATTTTACGATAGCATGGGTTTAATTTATTATCCTCTACTATGGGATGATAGAGGGCTTTGGTAAAGAAGAGTGAACAAGAGAACAAAGGCATCATCAGCACTTAGCCCGTGATCTATGTTGGAATAGTCATACTCTCCTGTGAAGGGGGTGTAAAAGACTAGGTCTAGAGCATAGGTTGTACCCTCTGAACGAAGAGATAGAAAGTATTCTGGGATGATTTGCAGCTCGGCTTCAAAGTCGTCCCAAACGTCTTTTGGGGTGTTTTCATCTAGAGTGTCTCTTTCTCTGATGAGTTCCTCTCGTGCCTCTTCCTGTCTGAGATAAGTTTCAACCAGACTAGGAACTATCTTTGACAACTCATCAAGGTCGATCTGTTGGAAAGAAATATTTTGTACATCCTCCTCCAGATAGCCTTCTACCAATTGTGCCACTTGGTGAGATTTTTGGTAGATACGAATCCAAGAACGTGCATCATAGCCTTGTTCAAGCAAAGGTAAACCTTCTTGTTCAAACCTCTTTCTCCAGAAACGAGAATCGGAACATAAACTTCTGTGTTGTGCAGAAGCACCACAAAGAGAGACCAAGGTTGGCGTGTCTGCCTGCAAGAGAACATTCTCTGAAATTTCAAGAGGTAAGGATTGCATTTTACAAGGGTGTTATTTATTTTGGTACTTGGACCAAAATAAATAAGAGAGGGGTTTGGTGAGACTTTATCACATGCCCATGTAGAACCGGGTTCTACATGCCCATGATGTCAGCCTCTGCCTTAACATAGCGATAAAACAAACCAACGTTGCTCATGGAAGGGTACTCGGTTATCCTTCTTCTAATTCTAATAACCTGTCCTGGAACGGCGCCTAGAAACTTTGCAATGGCATCTGTGTCTTTGATGATAGGCATCTTGTCTAGAGATATGTACCTATTCTTCTGCAGAAACTCTTCTACTTCCTTGTCTGTCATGAGTGTATGAGGGTCAACCAGTACATGTTTGGTAACGTTCCAGAGAAGAGAAGAATAGGTAAAACTCTGAACATAGTAAAGTGGAAGACGGCCCATGAGAGAGTTGGCTTCAGGACTGAGACCTTTGGCCGAGATGATTATGGCATGGTGTACATTGTAAGTCTTTCTAAGTTCGTTAATGTCATTGAGCACTTCAGTCACGATGGCTTTACCTGTAGCCTTGTCCTTCTCTGGTGAGTAGAAAACATAAATATACTGTCCTTGAGAGTTTACATAGAGATAAGAGAATAGGTCATAGATGTTCTTTCCCGTCTTTTGCATCTGCGAGGTATAATACTTTGTAAAGTCTTCCAAGGTATACTTGAGCAGAGAGCGTACACTGGATATATCATAACCTCTAGCTTGCATCATCTCCAGTTCTGTGTGCTTGACACGATAAAGCATATTCATGAGAGAAGACATTGCCCTTTCATTGTACACTCAGTAAATTATCCAGAGATTAGAAATTCTCTCGCTAAGGTCAGTGTTTATACAAGTACCTTCTCTAAAGATACTTTCTATACACTCCTTAGTAGATCTACTCTCCTCATGCATGGAACAAGAGAAATTGGCCTTACTAGAAAGAATAAGGGACAAGGTTGCCAGCAGTAGTGCGTCAAAGGTTCCTATCTCTCGTAAAGTTCTCATGTAATCTTCAGGCATGACACTTTCATAGAGAGGCCAAGCCTTGTCTGTGAGGTGGAGCAGACACCCAAAACGATACTCATAGTCTTGTTCTGCAAAGGTACAGAGGATGGTAGATAGTTTTGTCAGACTAGGCTGATTATCTTTAATCTTGGCCTTCCAAAAGAGTAAGAGATTCTTGGGTTGAGCACACATGAAGCAAACCAGAGAGACTAGGTTCTCTGTGCGCTGATAAAAGGTATGTGGGTTATTATCTTGCAACTCCTTCACGTAGGCATGTATAAGAGGTAGAGAACCTAGAGCTCCCAAGCCAATACAACGCACAGAGAAATCTTTCAGAAACTCACACAAGGCATCTTTTATACCTACGCCTGCCCACCTTCTACCCAATCTAGCATCGTTGATAACTCTGTAGCCTTGGGCATAGCTAAATTCATACATGGTTAGAGACAGATAAAGAGCCTCGTCTACTCGATCGGCCAAGAGAGCCTTTTCCAAAAGAGAGAGGCTCTCTGCCAAAGCAAACTTTTTATAATTGTAGGGGTAGCGATAAAAGGGCATACCTAGGGTAGCAATCTTAAAAAAAGTTTTTTTCTTAAAATTCCCTCACTTAAAAAGATGAACAACATAATGGAGATATTTAGACCTCACGTGGCCAAGGCTACAAGGAAACCTGCCCAAAGCGTACAGGGTTGTAAGAAGTTTTTGGTCATAGAGTCACCTAGCATCATCAAGGAGGACAGTGTAACCCTTCCCCCTGGAGAACATCAACTTCCCTTTATTCACGGTACGGTTAACGTTACTGGCCCTGATAACGCTTTCTCTTCCAGCGTAGATGATTGTGCCTCTCGTGATGCTGTTATCATCTCCAACATTCACGGCACGGGAGTTCTTAATCTTAGAAACGTCATCCTCATGGCTAGCAAGATCAGCTCCGAGTGCAAGCTCATCGTGAACGTGGAAAACTCGCAAATCATCTCTGAAGGTCTAGTTCTAGAGAATGTAACCCTCAACGTTAGCAACTCTTCTCTTATCAGTCATCCTTGCAACAGAGCTGGCTTTACACTTCACGACTCTGTCCTCAACGCCAAAAATACAAACTTTACCCTCTTTACCTGGCTTAACGACTTTACCTTTATCGACGCTCAGAGGTCAGCCGTAAACGTGGTAGATTCCGAGTTTGTGGTGGTAGGCAGTATTCCTTCTCGTGAGGTGCACATTCTTCTCATCAACGCTGTGGGTGGTAACCATGAGTTTGTCAACAACAAGGCCTTTATCATAGCCGGTTCTGGTTCGGTGCAGCTCTATAACCTTACCGATACTCTAGTAACCATCAACGGACTAGAAGTAGAGAGCACCATCTCTAACCTTATCACTCCCGTAACCAACAACTCTGCCATCTCTCTTGACAATGTAGTAGTTAATGGTCAACCTGTAGTGGCTCCCGTTGACGCTTCTCGTAACGGTTTGGTAACTTCACGTCTAGGTTTCCCTCACAGCGTAGCTCCCGTAACTGTCATCCATAACACCTCGTCACAAACTCCTCAAGTTGCCCAGCTCGGTTACGCTCCCCCTCAAGCCCAGAATGGACAGATTTACACCAACGGTGCTCAAGCCCAGAATGGCTCGAACGGTGCTCAAGCCGGTAACGGTGCTGTTTATCAGAATGGCCAGGCTAAGAATGGTCAAGCTTACACCAATGGTGCTCAGGTCCAGAATAGTCAGACCTACACTAATGGGCAAGCTAAGAATGGTAACATTCCTCAGAACGGACAGGTCTATAATAGTGCTCAGGTCCAGAATGGTCAAGCCTACACCAATGGTGCTCAAGCCGGTAACGGTACTGTTCTTCAGAACTACACCAATGGTGCTCAGGTCCAGAATGGCCAAGCCTACACCAACGGTGCTCAACGTCCTCAGCCTTTTGTTGCTCCTCAGACCTTGAATGGTGTCCCGGCCGGTAACGGTGCTCCTCAAACTCTACCTGCAAGGGGTGAAGAACCCAAGAAGAATGCTGAATACTATGCAAGGATTGCCCGTGAGTACAGGGAGAGAAAGGAAAAGAAGAAGAAGGATTGCTCTTCTAGCTACTCGTTCCACCGCAAGCATTAAATTATATATTACAAGGTTTGTAATATATAATCGTGGTTTAATCGATCTCCTCGTTCTTCTCTTCCCAGATGATCTCTGTTCCCGCTTCTCTTTCCGCATCTAGATCTATAACTTGTCCCGTTTCCAGGTCTACATACACGTCCTTCTCTTTCTTACAAGTATGGGAAACCAAAAGCCAGACTATGACAATTAGAACCAGAAAGATGATGATGGCAACAATGTACTTTGCAGAAAACTTTCCAGTCTTCTTTTTCTTTTTCCTCTCTTCAACCCAACGTCGAATGACCTCTTTGTCAGATTCCATTTAAATATGGCACTCTCCTGTCTAAGCTACGAATCTTTTATCCAACAGGATAAAAGATTTATTCGTAATGTCCTCTGTAACCTTCCATGCTCACGGAACCTTGCGTGTGAGTACAACCTTGTATGTCTGTAGAATCTTGTGTATGGTTACAAGTCACGATATTTTCTTTTTTACCCGGAATCTGTCTACCTCGGTAAATCTGGTCATCCTCTAAATCACAAATTACAAGTTTCTCTGCACCAAAATCAGAACAAGAAACTAGAAATGGCACGTTACCCGACTGTGTGATATCTATCTTTTCTCCATCTTTAACCACATAGGCCATGACAGAAGGACTAAGGGAGAGAGCATTTGGTAGATGGACCTGTCTTTTGATCTGTCCTTCATAGTAGGTTACTTGAAGAACATTGCCAATCCGGCGTACAGGGAAGAGATATTCATAAATCTTGGCTAGAAACAAAGCACGAAGGAAGAAGAAGAAAAAGCTGATTCTATCAAACAACTTCATGTTTTCTTTCTTCTCTTACTCTTTTAAACATGGATTTTACCCCTTTGCCTCCCTTAACTCTAGAAGAAAAGAGAGATGAGAACCTGATCTACGCAGCCGGTATAGTGGTTTGGTTCATCATAGTCTACTTGCTAGGTCTTCTTAATGGAGACCCTATACTGTTTGTCATCATACTCATACCTGTGCTAGTCTTTGTATCTTACATCCTTAACAAGAAATGTACCGTGCCTTCCTTCCATCGCACCTCTAGTGAGTTTCTCTACATTATACTGGCTATCTTCCTGGCCTGGGTCTTGGTTTCTAATGCTGAGAAGCAAGAGATTGTACATATTCTCTTGGTTAGTTTGGCCATCTACATTGTATCTTTGGTTGAGTTTCGAGTTTGTAGCAAGATGCTTTACGATGCACTAGTTATCATCCCCATGACCATGTCTCTCATCTTGCTTTTGGCCGCCGTCTATCTCTATTTCAAAGGAACCAAGAGAGGTCTAGGTAACCCTAGCATTAATATTCTCTAAATCTTTAGTTAGTCGCTGACTAACTAAAGCTTCTACGGGACTCTAGACAGAGTCCTCCTCAAAAGAGTTGAGGAACATGACTACCTTGTCCATACTGGGTCTATCTTTGGGCTTTTCTGACCAGCACCTTTGCATAAACTCAACAAAGGAAGCGTCTACATTATCTTGTGGTATCTGTGGTCTCTCTCCCTTGATAACCTCTATGCCTAGGTTAAAAGGGTTCTTGTTAGGGTAAGGTGTGGAACGAGTGAGAACCTCCCACATGACTATGCCGAAAGAGTAGACGTCGGCCTTTTCATTGTATTTTTTGTTGAGAAGAACTTCTGGTGCGCTCCAGGCTGGCGTGCCACACTTGGTCATGGTGGCTTGTTCCTTAATCATGGTAGCAAAGCCAAAATCGGCAACCTTGACGTTCCAGTATTCATCTACCAAGAGATTGGAAGATTTCACGTCACGGTGCACAATGTCGCTTTCATGCAGATACTTTAGACCGAGGGCTGCGCCTTTGAGTAGAAAGATTCTCAGGTTCCAAGGCAGTTTAATAGAGTGGTCTAGTAGAACGTTTCTAAGACTGCCTCTCTTAACCAGTTCCATGACGATGAGTCCTTCATTGATAACCAGACCCAACATCTTTACCATGTTGGGATGGTGCAGGTTGTAGAGAATGGCTGCCTCTCTCCTCATGTTGCAAAGAACATCGTCTCCCACCCTGCCAGAAAGTAAGAATCTCTTGATGGCAACCTCTTGTCCCCCGTAGGTGCCTTTGCTCACGCTTCCATAACTACCTTCTCCTATAATCTTATCTGTAGTGATATGCTCATGACTGATGATCCACTGGCAAGAATTGGAAGAGCACAGACCTAGACGATCTTCTTCCTCTTCTTGCACATCTTCTTCTTCCGGGTAGAGTTTGAAGAGGATGTGGTCTTCTCGTGTAAAGAAATCATGGTCCTTGATCTCATCTGCCAGGGATAGAGAAGCGACCACTCGAGAGCAAGGACACAAGAGGTTAAGACGGCAGGCCTCTTCATAGCTTTCCTTTTCGTATAAACTTACTTCCTGTGCCAGGTGCAGAGAGACTCTGGAAGTGGGAGCGTTCTCTTGCACCTCTCTTTGCAAAGAGAGAGCAAAGTTTGCGGCCAGACGAGGCAGAGGAAAAGCAATCATGACTGTGCCTCCACTGTGCTTTTCCGGTCCAGAAAAGATGTAGCCCGAGTTTTCCGAGGCCAACCTGCGTACCACCTTGATATACTCTCGTATGATGCGATCAGCACTGTAAGGATCTTCTTGCCAGACTCTGTTAAATTGGGCCAGGTCACACACGGCAAAGGCCACTCTGCCTCTGGGAGGTTTGATATGATGAAGAGGAACTGGTTCACTGGTAGTGGTACTGGAAGAGGCCTCGCTGGCCTTTTCCCGGATGCGAGTTTTGTAAGGAGTGTAGGAAGAAGCTCTCATGTGAGGGTCAGAACTTTCCGTTCCACTAGACTCGCTCACGTTTCCTTCTGTCTGGAAGAAGCTCATGATATCGAGAAAGACGGGTCGATGAGCCGGATCTGTAGCCCAACACTCTGCCATAAGGTCAATGTAATCGCTGTATTCGGGATGTTCTCTTTTTAAATCAGTGCCCAGATTGGGCCGGACGTCATCTCTTATTACGGCCACGGCAACCTGTGCTGGCAACCAGCCCTCATAAGGCGCCTTTCTAGTTATGACTTCCCACATGACCACTCCGAAAGAGTAGACGTCGCTTCTAGTCAGCTCAGTAATATTAATCTCTGCATCATGGTTCTCTTCGGCGGCCGAGTTCAAGGCCTCGGGCGACATCCACTGAACGCTGCCTGCCACCGCTTCACCCACATTTCTGCTTCTTTGTAGAGAATGCTTAAACTTGGTCAGGCCAAAATCGGAAACCTTTACATTCCATTTGCTGTCGAGTAGTAAATTAAGCGACTTGAAATCGCCATGAATTATGTCTGAAGAGTGGAGAAAGTGCATACCCTTGGCCGCTTGGAACATCATCCTAACTACGAGAGCAGGAGGAATGCTAGGAACCAACTCATTGTGCAGTAGGTCATACAGAGAACCCAAGGACATCCACTCCATGACGATAAACATGCGCGGAGGTTTGTTAGAGGCAGCCATGAAGAGAACCACATTAGGATGTCTAAGCCGGGCCATGATGCGTATCTCGTCCGCAAAGGCCTTTCTCCTCTCGTTAGAAAGAGAGTTTTTCTCATGCAGCATCTTTACGGCCACTTCCGTCCCCTTCCAGAGAGCCTTGTTAACCTCACCAAAGCCTCCGCTACCCAGGCTCTCTCCCATCTCTAGTTCAGGCAAACTAATCAGCCAGTCTTCCGTCTCTTTGCGTCTGGGAAGGTAAAAGACAGAGACTAGGAAAACTACAAACATGACCAAGAGAACCACACCTACCACAAGGACAGACACACCTACCACAATTCCTATAATGCCTCCTGTAGAGAGGCCAGTAGAAGAACCTTCCGAGTAGTAGAGAGAACACAGAGGACCAGAGGCTTCCGCTACCGTACAGACACAAACACCTTCCAGGCAATAGCCGTTTCCATTACAGAGAATGTTTCCTCCAGAGATACAGCCTTGTCTAGTCAGGTTAGAAGTGCTAATGCGACCTTCTACCACTCTGTAGAGAGGACTTCTCTTGCCCAAAGTCTCTTTCAGAGCCTCTTCCAAAGGAGTCAGGGCGTAAAAGCCCGTGTTGACAATGTTTGTACCCTTCTCCATAAAGACGGTATACTCATCTCCTCCCTGCACAGTAAAGTCGAGGGTGGTAATATTATAGATCTTGCTATAATCGAGAAGAGACCACCTGTTTGGTTGTTCTTCAACCCAGACATCTACCACTCTCTTCCCGATTGGTTGTTCCGGGTTCCAGGTAAAGTTTACACCACTGATCTGAAAGAAACGACCAATGTCTGCATTGATGCCTAGAGTAGTGTCATTGGCCAGAGAGACAGAGTGTTCTAGTGCCTGCAAGATAGAGTAGCCATCCAAAGACAGGGTCCAGAGTTGGTTGTTGCTGGCAAAAGGAAAGACCTTGAGCACCTCTCCCAGAGTGACAGGACCGGCCGCAATCTGTCCATAGATGGAACCTCCATTGAAAAGACCTATTTGTGTCTCTCCTCTACTCCTGAGCACGTCCACAGACCAATCACCAATGGCACACTCGGCAAAAACACACTGCCCTTGATACTGGATGTCTATGGCCGCAATACCTATGGTGTCTCCCAAAGCAGCAATCATAGCCTCATAGTCGGCCTGAACTTGGGCATAGGTAACAGCATCTGAAGGAGCCGAGTCTGAAAGTGCTACTGCATTGCCTTGATAGGCCGTAATAACTCCATTATCATCAAAGGTTATATTTAGTATGCCTAGGTTGCTGGCGTAAGAACCGGAACCCACAATGAGAAGAGGTTGCTTCCAAGGCATCTGTCTAACCTGAGGATAGCTCTTTGAGGGTGTCTCTAGACCTGGTTCTGCATGGTTGGCATAGTACACATCAGGTAGAATAACCACGTCTATGCCAGGAACGTAAGGTATGATAGAGTCAAACACGTCCTTGGAACTAATGCAAGCAATAATCTTGTTCACGCCCATGTTTTGCAGTTCGCCCACGCTAGCCAGCATGGAAGAGAGTTCATCGTAAGAATTAATCGGACCTGGGTCGCGAAAGAGAGAACCGATACCTGCCACGGTGGTGGAAGTGTAGGCTACCCGTTCTCCTCCGGCATACTCTACTACCACATAGGGAGATATAGTTACATTAGACAGCTTAGGGTTAGCACTAACACCGTACAGATTGGAGGCTAGCAACTTGGTGCCCGGTTCCAGGTAGGCAGAAAAGTAGGCCAGATAGTCTAGTTCGGTAATAAACTCGTAAATGCTCAAGCTTACGGCATGGTAGCCCATGTTCTTGTAATAAGAGGCCATGGAAGTAGAGTTGTACACAATCCAAAAGAGAGAGTGAGTAAAGAGCGAACCCGAGTCTACAAGAAGCACGTTACTAGCATACGACCTAACTTGGTTGATTAGACCTTGCCTTCTATCCATACCTCCCCAACAAGGACCTGCTTCCGACACATACGTTCCATTCATCGGTTGACAAGGGTTGTAGTTGGCATCAATGGCCGTAACCTGAGAAAAGGTCTCTCCACTATGAATCAAGGTTAGATCAAAGGTGTGAGAAGGAGAGAAAAGCAAACAAAGCAAGAAGATAAACTTATACATGTTAAATTTATTTCTGCGTGTTCTAGGGCTAAGTTTTTACTCTCTGACCCTCTCAATACACCTTTGTGGGTTACGGGTAGGATTAAGTATGTATATTTTATAAGAAAACCTACATTCTCTAAAAATTACTTTTGGGTATTAAAATGGTAACCTCCAAGCTAAACTTTGCTTTCTTCTTCCTAGCCTTGTTCCTCTTTGCCCTAGTTCCCGCACAGGCTGGTAGCCAGAGTAAAAAGAGTGGTTGGGGAGCCTACAAAGCAAAGGTAGGCTTGGTGGTAACCTTGTGGGAAGAGCTAACTCCTTACTTTAGTCTTTTGCAACTACAAGAGGTGGAAAAGACTGCCGCCTGGATGAATTATCACCCTTTCCGTCTTTACGAAACCATCCACAATGGTGTCTTTTACCGTGTAGTTTGGAATGGTCTTTGCCCTTACTGCGATCCTGCTTACGGAGGTACAGCCATGATGACTTATCAAGGTGCTCTTCCTGCCACCATTGGTCTCTTGGCTGATGGTTTCCGTCCCGACATCTTGGTACATGCTGGTGCCACCGGAGGTTGGACCGAAGACTGGCCTCGCAACTCGATCGGCGTTTGTGCCAATGGGCGCAAGATTATCTTTGCCCAACGCAATCTAACCGATGGCAACCCTGGTGATCTGGCTTATGGTTGGGGCGATTTCACCTGTTCTTACATCCCCCAAAATATTCTTGATCGTCACAATGTTCGTCTTTCCACCATCGCCACCATTGATACCTTCATCCCCACCATTGAGGGAGAGGCCGCTTTCGATCTCTTTGGTATCGACCAACTAGAAATGGAAGGAGCCGTAGTGGCTTCTCAGGCCGCCCTCTACGGTCTTCCCTTTATCAAGACTGCCGGTGTAGCCAATTCCTATGTAGACATTGAGAATGACTGTCCCGTCGATCAAGGCTTCCAGTGCTGGAACGCCACTTGTTGGGCTCTAGCTACGGCCACCGTGGGTATCCTTGAGGATTTCCTAGTTCCCGTCCATCATCACCTCTAAATAATTGTAAAGATAGATCTTTACAATTAGTCCCGTCCTTCTTCACCCCACGCTTCTTCACCCAGAGAGCCTAGGTATTCTGCTTCCATCCTCTTGTACTCTCTTCTAGCAAAAGCAAACTCTAGTTCCGGTCTCAGGTAAGTTTCCAACAAACCTATACTTTGTGGATAGAGGAGGCTGTTCTCTTCCTTCTCCCATATTTGCAAGAGGTTGTCTAGAAGGTAGATGTTCTTCTTGCTAACCTTGTTCTGTGACAGGTAAGTACAAAGATAGATTAGCATAGGAACGTTGCCCAGTGCGTCTTGTAGACTAGAATAGATGGCTTGGTGTATTTTGTTTGAGGAGAGACGAGTGGTTTGTAGCAAGTAGATGAGCACGTCCGTGTTGCCTTGCTTAATAGCTCCTTCTATGTCTGTATGGTCTGCTATTCTCTGCACGATAGAAAGAAACTCTACAGGTCTGATTTTGTTCCAAGGAGAGAGGTAGGCTGCATACTCATAACTAGCATGATGAGGAGAAGAAGGCCCAATCATGTACATGTCAAAGTAGTTTCTAAAGTAATCTACAACAGATACATTCCCACTGTCGTTAGATACATATGTGCAATGCACATATGTATCTTACTGTACAGGGCAGCATCCATTAATTCTCTCTTACTAACATCTAGAGGAGGACGAAACTTTAATATTGCTTCCAGAGGGTATATCTCTTGTACATTTTCTATAGTAACTATGTTGGGAGAGAAACTCTCTAATGGGAGGGATATATGTCTACCAGAAAGGGCAGACAGGACCCTTATAAAGGGGTCTTCTCTTCCACTCTCGATCGAGTACAATAACAACCTGTCTTTCTCGAACCTAGAAAGTTTATCTTTAGACAAGTCACGCAAAGCCTTTTCCAATGCTTCTCCCTCACCTCGTCTAACTCGGCTCAGCACATCCAGTTCTTCTTCTTCATCACTCTCTAGAGAATAGTAACTTTGAAGGAATTGCATAGCCTTCTTATGTGCTGCATGCTTGGAATACTTGCCCCCAGAAAGCTCAGCACGAAGAATTCCGTGCACCTCTTCACTGAGGAGAGGAAGATACCCTTCCAGAGCAGCAACGTCTTCTCTCTCAATGGCTCTCTGCACTGCAGTCCACAGTTCATAGGTTCCCACCAAAGAGCCTGTTTCCGGATTGCGTCTAACTAGAGTATACTCATCCAGAATGTAATAACTGTCGTTAGCTTACCTCGCAAAGCGAGGTAACCTTACTGCGCAACTCTAGGTAACGGTTAAGAGAAGAGATCTTTCTAGGCAGGATGGTTTGTGGCAGATTAAAGTAACTCTCAGGTATGTCTAGTTCGTTCTCTGCCCTCTCTGCTAGTCCTTGATAAGAGCAAAGATCAGCCACCAAAGCATTGGTTCTATACTTGGTCGTACAAGCTAGGTTCTGTGCGATTAGGTCCTGTAACGTGTCATACTCCATTTGCAGAGACCCGTATAATTTATCTCCCGAGAGATAAATTATATTCCATGTAGCTAAACCTCATCCACATAAAATGGGGGCTGCATTGTCCAAGAAGGGAGGCATCTCGGTAGAAGATGTAGTTAACATACCTGCCAACACAGATGTAGGTTTCGAGTATGATCGAGAAGAGAAGGAGACGGAAACCATGGTCTATGCTCTAGCCATTGTAGTTTGGTTAGCTGTAGTTATAGTTCTAGGTTTGCTAAGAGCAGATCTCATCTTGGTAGCCTTGGTTATGATTCCCGTGATAGTCTTTGGTAGTTTTATTATAAACAAGGGTTGTTATTACTCTTCCTCCAACTCTACGGTTACAGGTGAGTTTCTCTATATTATCCTTACCATCTTCTTGGCTTGGGTTCTAGTTAGTAGCCCAGAGAAGATCGAGTTGGTTCGCATTCTCTTCCTGAGTTTGGGTCTGTACATCATCTCCTTGTTTGATTTTAAGATCTGCAGTCCCATCGTCTATGACGCCTCCATCATCGCTTTCGAGAGCATGTCTATCACTCTCATCCTCATCGTAGTCTATCTCTATTTCAGAGAATCATACACAGGCAGTCTCTCTTCAACCCCTCAACCTCTATAAGATGGCATCTTACAACCTCAGACAGGACACACTGTCCTGCCTAACCCTGCTAATTAAGATCTGATGGTTGTTACATTCAGACTTGTGATCAAGCCATTAGGTAGGTGAGCCTTGAAAGCATTGGTGAAGGCGATTAGTTTGGTGCCAAAGGTTCTCTTGAGGGCAAACTAGTTCACACCCAGGCAGAGCTAGATCTAACCATTGGTTAACTTTGTAAAGTCTGGAACTTCCAGACTTTGTAGAGAATCTTCTCTTGAGAACGAGATACTATACTGTCCAGATCGGGTCTGTTATGCTAATTAACATTGTAGAGTGACCAACGATCACACCCAGGTCTACCTTTGCTCTCAAGAGAACCTAACCGATGCGAAACTAGTTTATATCTTACAGAAACCAACATAAGGTCCGAGAGCTATCATTGCAACTTATCTAGCAAACCTTGGTAACCCATGAAGATAAAGTTGGTTACAGAGACATCACGGATTGGTGTCGATCGCCTTTCACACATAACAAGTTTACAGAGTACCATGCTAGAACACATCTAGTACCATGCTAGAACACATCTAGTACCATGCTAGAACACATCTAGTACCATGCTAGAACACATCTAGTACCATGCTAGAACACATTAATTAATATCCACAGGATATTAATTAGAGGTTGGGACACAACCTGAGCAACACATTCAAGACTTTTGTCTTGCTTAGTTTGTCTAAGGGGAGAGATTTCATGGTTGTATTGTATGAAAAAGCGTACCCATCTTCCCTTAACTGCACCAGCACTTGAGAGCTCAGCATTAGTTTTAGTTCTGTCAGAAAATAGTCGTACTTTCCGGGTCTACCTTCCCTTTCTGCTCTGTCTATGTTGGCAATGAGCTCTTTTACGGTTTGCGATTTTGCAAACTTTCTTGCCAACTCAAGGTCTATTTCTATGCAAAAGAATGCATGAGAATGCATCAAAGGCAGTTTTCTTTCTATCTTTAACCAACGCAAATAAACTTCCAGACTAGGTTTCTCATGTTGGATGCCTAGCAGTGAGAACCTTTCCCTCCAGAATGCTTTGCTAGTAAAGATAGCTCTAGTTTCTGTGCACAGAGAAGAAAGAGTAAAGAGGTCTTGTGCTTCACAAGAGCACATAACAGAGAATAGCATCGTCTGCATTTAGGTTAACCCTGTACATTAATAATTAATATCCTGTGGATATTAATTAGTTCTTATACAACCTGAGCAAAACATTCAGGGCTTCTATCTTGCTCACGTCTTGCAACAAGGGAACCTTTACAATCTCATGACCAATGTTATCATACCTTTCCCTCTGTTTGAAGATGGTATACTTGCCTTTCTTCCTTTCTATCACCAAGTAGTGATTGAAAAGAGTTCGTAGTTCGTTTGCACAGTAATAGTAAGTTGCAAGGTTGCCTTCTCGTTCTGCTTTCTCTAGTTCAGAGTTTAGTTCTTCCGCCTCTTTGCAGGTTTCCTTGAATTCTAAAACTGTACTAGTGTCCATCTCGGCCAGAAGGTTCAGGTTAAGCTTTCTGTAAAACACCAATCTGGGCCAATCGTTAGATAATAGTCTTTTCTCTATCTTCAAGCAACGTCTATAAACTTGCAAACTAGGTTCTTCGTGTTGAATACCTAGCAACGTAAATCTCTCTTTCCAGAAACTCTTGCTAGTAAAGATATGTCTGGTTTGTTTGCACAGAGAAGACAAAGTAGAAAGGTCTCGTGCTTGAGAGTGGCACATGACAGAAAAGAGTACAGAGTCCATGTTAAGAGTGTAGACAAAGTAGAATATTTAGAGCTTCTGTCTTGTTAAGATCTTCCAGAAGAGCTTCCTTTGTGATTTTGGGAACGCTGTCGCCCCATATCTCTTTCTGTTTAGAGATAATATACTTGCCCTTCTTTACCTCAACCACAAGGTAATGGAGAGGTAAAGATCGCAACTCTCTCATGAGATAATGGTGCACGGTTAGGTTTTTGTCTTTTCTAGCTCTTTCAGCCTCTTTGGCTTTCTTGATACTCTTCCAAAGGGTCTTTCTGTACTCATCAGCTGCATGCTTGTCCAACTTTTCCAACTCATCCAAGTTCAGCACAGTAGATAAGTCTGGTTTGAGCGTCTGTCAAGAACTTTTTCTCTATCTTCAAGCAACTCTTGTAAACTAGCAAACTAGGTTTCTCATGTTGGATACCTAGCAAAGAGAACCTGGCTTTCCAGAAACTCTTGCTAGTAAAGATAGCTCTAGTGCTGCTACAAACATGAGCCAAAGCAAATAGATCTCGTGCTTGAGAACAACACATGACAGAGAAGAGTACAGAGTCCATGTTTGCTGTCATCGTAAGATAATTAGTATTCTGTAGAATACTAATTAAACCCCAAGACAAAGCTTGAGCAAAACGTTCAAGGCTTCTGTCTTTCTCAGACCAGACAAGTAAGGTTCTCTCATCTTGGAGATGTTATACCCTCCCTCTCTAGGCTCGATAACTAGGTAACGAGAGAACAAGCACTGCATCTGGTTTAACCAAAAAGTATATTCAGCCAGACTACCTCCACTTCTTGTAGAGTTGAGCTTACTCCTTATTTCCTGCACGTTTGTGCCTCCGAGAATATCGAGGTTGATCTCAGAGTAAAAGAGCAGCCCCGTGGCACGTCCAAGAAACTTCTTTTCCAGTTTCAGACAATACAAGTAAACCGGTAAATTAGGTTTACTATGTTGAATACCTAGGAAAGCAAACTTGGCTTTCCAGAAACTTTTGCGAGTGAAGATGGACCTGGTTTGTACACGGAGAGAAGACAGAGTACAGAGGTTTCGTGCTTCAGAACAACACATGACAGAGAAGAAGATGGCATCAGAGAGAAACATGCTATTTAAAATATGGCTAGTATAAACTCTTGTACCAATGAACCAGTCCAAGAGAATTGGATGAGTCTGTGGGAGAGAGGACTGTGCTATGATCCCTTCTTTCGTTCTCTCTACTCTTCTCCTGGAGCTCAGATCAACCCAAGCAGTCTGGAGAGTGTCAGGAGAGACTTTGTAACCATCTTTCAACGCTATCTTTCTACTTTTTCTCTAACCGAAATAGGTAAGCCAGGCTACAATGCCATGCAAGAGAGGATACTACAGGTTTGTACAGACCTGCCTGGAGTTTGTGACAGTGCTCTAACCTCTATCTGTTCTAGATACACGAGAGAAGAGATAGAAAGATCGCCTGCCTTGAGTAGTTTTTGTGGTTGCTTTGCACCAGAACTACAGGGAGAGATTAGACGTTTCTTGGTAAATTCTAGTTTTGTCTATGATCGTCCTTGTGACCCTCTCTGTTCACGCATTGGCACGGTTAAGCTAGCAACTCCAGAAGGTAACCCTGCTCTCTGTACCAGTGATGTTTGTGTAATAAGCAATGTTAACATTGACTCTATCGACTCTAACCTGCCTTTTGTAAACTTTACCCAAGTTTGTTCTTGTAGAGAGAACTGCCGATGCGTGTTTGATGTGACCAACACGACCGAGACTCTTAATCGTCTAGGTTTAAATTACTCTCTTAACCAGTTCTGTTCCCAGGGATCAGCCTGTTTAGAAGGAGGAAGAATAGTACCTTGTGTTACCAGCACCGAGGTTAGTTTGCCCGTATCAAAGACTTTCTACTACATCCTAGGTTCTCTGGTGCTCCTCTTTCTCCTCTTTGCCTTTCTCTACTTTTTTCTTTCCGGAAGGTAAATAACTTACGAAAGACCTTTCGTAAGTTATTTACCCAACAGGTAAAGGTCTTCACGAGAAGAAACTCTTTATCCGACAGGTAAAGAGACATGGATTCTGGTTACTCTCTTCTCTGCATGCAACCTGTTTTGGAGAGAGATAGACCAAACTACACCCTCTTTGACCTTTGTGTTTTGCATCTGTACCAAACACAAAGACTGTCCTCTGCTTTAGAAAAGTGTGAGAAGAGCAGGTTCTCCTTGGGTAAGATCTTACACAAAGAAGAACAAGAGACTCTCTTTGGTGAGTTTCGACTTTACTCTGATACCGACCAATTACTCTTGCGTGAGACCTCAGAGGGGGAACTCTTTATCTATGACAGAAATGGCAAGGTTACGCTACACCTGGAAGCTAGTGATGAGTATCAGCAACTAATTCCGGGTTCTCAGATTGTGCATGAGACTTGCCCTAGGTACAAAGATGGTAAAAAGGTTGTGTTGCAAAAGATGTTTATCTTCTCTGATCAGAGACTGCTGCTAGTGTTAGCTTATAGTCTGGAAGGAAAGGTTATCCTAAACTATGTCCCTTATGGGTTTTGCTTTGTTCTATCTGGAGAAGAGAGGATATCCTTCAGAGACCACTTTGGTAACATGCTTTATCAGAAGAGCATGAACAAACTAGATTACTACCCCTGATTACAAAGGTTACAGAGATTATATTATACTACAGGGTATAATATAATTGCGGGTTACAACAATGTATCTATGTTCTTGTGAGTGAGTTTTAATCCTCGCCCTTATCATGGATTCTTCTGAAGAGAATATACTCTCCATCTTACCTGAAGAGGTTCTAGAGCACATTCTCTCCTTCTGTGGAACCTACAATGCGGTAAATGTTGCCGTGTGTAAAGATTTTAAGAGAATCGCACCAAAGATTCACCCTCTGGTGCATCTCAACTATCTTCTTTCTCGCGATGAATTACCAACGGGTCTTGATTCTTTGCAAGAAGACTTTTGCAAAGTAGCAGACATGGTTCAGGAAGCTATCAACATGCAGCTACTCTACATTCTAGATACATATGAAATTTATGTACCTTGTAATTTGTGTGAAGTTGGAGTCCGTCTCGGTTTGGTAAAGGTTCTCTACTGGGCTCGTTCCAATGAGTATAGAAAGGAGAGATATCCTTGGTATAGTAACGTTCTGAGCTCTGATCCTGATGTTTTGGAATGGATAAGAAAGCAAGAGACTGTCAAGATAAACCTACAACCTTGGTTCTCAGGGGGCTTTGATGGTGATGAGGTTAACTGGTAAAGTAAAATATATTATACCCTTTGGGGTATAATATGTTGTGTTCATGAGTAAGGGTTGAGTCTTCAACCGCAATGTTTGGTCGTGAATCACGAACAATGCTTAATGTTGTTAAGTAGTCTTTCTCTCTGGCTCTCATGAACTTTAGGTAGAACCTTTTCGAAAAGCAACTTGGCCATGACCTTGTTACCGGCGTAGAAAGCAGAAACTCCTGCCTCATCTAGAAAGGCATGGTCATAGATGTGTGACTCCATGAAAAGTTTGCCATCCTTCTTTTCACACTTGAGCAAGCCTTTGGCCAACATCCAGGCCTGGTTGAACCTCTTTTCAGAGTTTAGATATTTTATGTAATAGTGAGGAGCCTCCAATCTCTCTGGATCAGTGTTAATAGCCTTCTCAAGGTAGCTGGCTCCCTTCATGTCCATCTTACCTTTACGAAGTAGTCTTTGCTTGAAAGCCTCCACATAAGAAACGTACACTTCTTGTGCCCAGTCTCCCATTTCGGCTCGCTTAAGATAAGCTTCTTCCGATTGCTTCTCCATACCGAAAGCAGAGTCTCTTAGACTTTGGGCTAGGTAGAAATGGTAACGAACTAGACTGGCAGCCTCTTCCTCTTCGTAGACACCCTTAACCTTTCTTTCTTTGTATTTCTTGGCTTCAGCTATGAGTTCACGAAGATACTTTACGTCGCGAACATACTTTAGATCGTTCTGTGAGCGAAAACCTTCACAACGTGCATCCATCCACAAAGTATTAACCTTGTCTGAACTTACACTTGCATCCTTGTGTGTCAGGTACTCATGCACTCCTCCAATCCAACACCAACCTTTTTCTGGTTGATACTTTACCATAAGATTACCTGAAAAGTGCGAGTTGCCCGTGCGAAAGTCACAGTAATATTTATCCTTGTCCAAGCCACCAGGAAGGATGATCTCTTCGTCCTTGATCATGGGATGGATGAGATTATCTGCATCGGTAAAGAGAATGTACCAGGTTTCCGAGGGCTTTTTATTCTCTTCGATGACTTTGTAAGCGTACTCGAGAGAAAGGTTACGGTTGATAGCAAAGTGGAAAGCTGGTCCTTCCCAAGGTTTACTTTGAATACCTCCTAGCTTCTTGTTCTTCTTAATCCACTCCTGCACTATTTTCATAGTGTCATCTGTAGAACCAGTATCTGTAATGGCAATAGCTTTTACAGCTTCCTCCAATTGTCCCTTCTCGTTCCTATACTTTATTTTATTAAAACTTTCCAAACAGCGCAGCATGTTCTTACTTTCATTCTTAACGATGAGATTCAAGCACAGGTGCATTTAAATTTTTATCTTCTTACATTTAAGCTGGACCTATTAAAATGTCCTGTGCAAATATTTTCTCCACAAGCAACTTTACCAGTCCCATCAGCATTGCACAGGTTACTGCTGGAGTTACAGGAGCACAAGGTAATACTGGACCTCAAGGTAACACGGGAGCTACAGGAGTAGGTGTGGCAGGACCTCAAGGTTTGCCTGGTGTGGCTGGTAATACTGGATCTCAAGGTAATACTGGAGTAACCGGAGAACAAGGTAATACTGGACCTACAGGAGTAGGTGTAACTGGTAATACAGGTGTGACCGGAGCACAAGGTAATACTGGCGTAGGTGTAACTGGTAATACAGGTGTGACCGGAGCACAAGGTAATACTGGCGTAGGTGTAACTGGAACTCAAGGTAACACTGGACCTACAGGAGCAGGTGCAACTGGTAATACAGGCGTCGCAGGTGCAACTGGTGTGACTGGATCTCAAGGTAACACTGGTGTGACAGGAAACACTGGTGTTACGGGAGCAGGTGCAACTGGTAACACTGGAGCAACAGGCGTTGCAGGTGTGACAGGAAACACTGGCGTTGCAGGTGCAACTGGCGTGACTGGACCTCAAGGTAACACTGGTGCGACTGGAGCAGGTGCGACTGGAGCTACGGGTGTAGCCGGAGCAACAGGTGCGACTGGAGCAGGTGCTTTTGCTTTCTCTCCTCTTCTCATCGCGGCAAGTATTGGAACTACCTATAACGAAGGAATCACTGCTTACAGTGTAAACTATGGTGAAGGAGTTTACTCTGTAAGTTCTTTCATCGCACAGACTACCGTGGCAGGATCTACGGCCTATTCTGTCATAGTGGCAGAATTTCCTGGAACTACTCTAAACAACCTGGTTTCGGTAGCCTCTGTAAACTCACCAACAGGAGTTCTTTCTTCTGTTACTTCTTTCCCTGTGCTGAGTGACACTGGCATCCAGTACGATATCCTCTTTGCCTCTCCCATAGCAGCAGGCGTGTCTCTAAACATTAGCTCCCATGCAACTTATACCTCTGCATAAGCGGTCGAAACAAGATTTTCTAGCCAAGCTAGAAAATCTCTAGAAATTAAAATGCAGCCAGAAGAGTCTTTGCTTGGCGTCGAGCAACTCTATCAGAGAAGATTACAGGTCCTATCTTTACTCAACGATCCGGCAAAGTTTGCCAGAAAGGCTTATCTGGTAGGAACGATGGGGAATGTGGTCTCTACCCCGTTTGGCTTTTCTGATAATACCTCTCCTCTGCCTTCTGATGAACAGGTTGTGGCTCGTGATCTGTGCAAGGTGTCTTCTTCTCGACAAGTGGTACCTTATGTGTACTATCTGCCTCTCTCGCAAAAGTATTCTCTAATTCCTTCTCTTTGCAACTGTCTAGAGGCCAAGGTTACCTCGCAGTTGGTCTGTGATAACTTTACACACAAGGTTCTCTTGGCCTACTTGGTAGATTACTTTTGCCGTGAAGGAGGAATAGAAAACTACCGCATCTACTACACTAGCTTCTTTTGTTCTGGAGCAGGCAATGTGTGGAAAGAGAGAATAGAAGAGCCGCCTCTCTTGGATGAAGCTAATCTCTACTCTCTAGTCTTTTCTGTAAAGAGAGTGCTAGACTTTCTCTGGGAGAGAACCAGGTTTACTACCTTTCTAACCGCAAACAACATTGTCTATGCCTCGGGTCAGTACAAGATAGATGCCTTTTCCAGAGCAGAGGCAGTAATCTCTACCAACGAAGGCATGTGTCTACTGGCCAAGAAGAGGAAGCCTAGTGTGGAGATCTTGCTTTCCTCTTCTCCCTACTATTGCTATTCTAGGAAAAAGAGAATGCCCGGCAGTATAGGATTCTATAGCTTCCTCCTCTCTCTTCTCTTACAGGAAGATATTAGAAACATGTTCTTCTCCACTACTTGGGGAGAAGAGTTGTGGTTTAGTCTCTTTGAACGCGAGGATGCGGAAAAGCTCTTTACCCGTCTTTCTTCTGCTTCCAACTTTACAGAACTGGTAGAAGGAGTAGGTCTGAGGTGTAAAATTAACTTTACGACGGATACAAGGTTTGAAAATTTCACTCGCGCTTAACTGCTTTTTCCTTCTCTAAAATGCAATCCTCACTCTCCTTTGATCTTATCCTGCTTGCCCTGCAAAGTATCAACAACTCTGATTTGGACAGTCTGTCTGTCTTGTTGGAAAAGTTTCCCATCGAGGTACTTGATGTGGAGCGTTCTGACGCTCTTCTGGCCCAGTTTCTAAACGCGGCTGCTCGTGAGAGAAAAGAAAAGGAAGCTGTGCTAGTCTACCAGCGCTGGGAAAGAACCTATCCTTCACAAGAGATTAGTTTCTTTGCAACCTTGTTTAGAAATAACCTCTTTGAAGACTACACTTACAAGTTTCTGGCCACTACATTCAAGGAGACTTCTTTTCTAGAGGTGGTCTCTGACCTGTCCAAGGGAGACTCTAACGAAGACCTGATCAGAACCCTAGACAATATTTTCCAGGCCTATGGAGAACAGAACAAAGACAGACTAGACATTGCCTTGGCTGAGGCAGACTCTTCTGGCAACTCTGTCATGTATAATTACCTTTACGAAAAGACTCTACCCTTGCAAGAAGTGGCACCTAAACCAGAATGGGTTAACACGGATGAGAGCAAGTATGGCTCTGATTTACCCTCTTCTGAACAACTAGAAGAGGAGGCGGCCGACATCCTCAACCGAGTGGCTGCAGAAGACATTCCTCTTCCTCGCACAGAAACTTTGGTAGACTTTTTGGTTGCTGGTATGGAAGCAGACGGTATTGCCATAGATAACATCGAAGAGGCTAAAAATGTACTCAGGGCCAGCATAGTCCAGCTCACACCAGAACAACTAAACGACCTAACCAAAGGTAGAATAGAGGAAGCGCTCAAGACAGAGAACCTCAACACCTTGCAAACCAATACAGATCTCTTTCGCATCCTTGGTCCTAGCAACCCACAAATAGGAGCTGGCATGGAAGACTTTCTCGCCTCTCAGGACCGCATGTTTGTCTGTTCCTTGTACGATTACGATGAAGACGAGGACGAGACTGAGGATTGGTTTGTAGGCTACTGTCTAGTCTGTAGTAGAAAGATAGAAAACTATTGGTATGCAGTTAGAGCACCTCACAGTCAAGGAGGCTGGTCTGGTTGTTACTGCAGCTTTGAACACACCAGACAAGACCTGCTCAACCGAGATCAGCCTCGTCTCTCTGATGTGGCCATTCTCGATCTGGTAGAGATTAAAACAAAGCAGACTGGCATTCAAGACCGCATCTGATAAAAGACAAGAGGGGTAATTCTAGTCATGCAAGAAGATAAGTATCAGGGTGCTAAGGTAGTAGTAGATAACTCATCTACGACAGTAGATAATACTCTTGCAGAACAAGAGTATTATTATGAGGATGGTTGCATCTACATTGCAGGAAAGAATGGTTACAGCATGCTTAGCGTACAGGCTCTCTATCCGAAACTCATGAACATGCCTACAGATTCCTTCCAAGAAAAGACCGAGTCTAGTGCATTTCTTCTCCCTTTGGACAGCCCCTCTGAAAACAAACCAGAAGAGTAATTCTAGTCATGCAGTCTGAACCTGTCATAACAACCCTTGAGCCTCTTCCTCCCATCTGTAAAGAAGACGGTTTTATCCCCTCAATGAGGAAGCCATACGTTGAGCCCTACACCACTTGGGAAAGGGAACCTCTTCCCTTTCCTACTCCCTACGAAGTAGATAAAGTTGTAGGTATAAATTATAAAAGTATTTAGTTAGGTCTAGACCTAACTAAATAGCATTGGTGGTAACTAAATAGCAACGGACGGAGAACTTTTCTACCATTGGACACTCCAAAATCTCTTCTCTCTGAAAACAAACCAGAAGAGTAATTCTAGTCATGCAGTCTGAACCCGTAATAACAACCCTTGAGCCTTTTTCTCCTATCTGTAAAGACGGTTTTATCCCTTCCCAGAGACGTGCTGACTGGTGGCACGTTGAGACTTATAGTAAAGATCGTCCCTTTCCCACTCCTTATAAAGGAGACGAGATTGTAAGCGTTAGTTATACATACGTAGAGAATTCTACAGAGGACACGGTTTCTCCCTAAAAATTAATATATTTAGTTAGGTCTTTCGATCTAACTAAATACTATGGAATGGTTTTAATGGTGCTTCTTCTTATGCTTCTTGTCCTTTTTATCCTTCTTGTGGTGCTTCTTCTTCTCCTTTTTATCCTTCTTGTGCTTCTTATCCTTCTTGTGGTGCTTCTTATCCTTCTTATCGTCTACGCAGTAAGGGCAGCCCATTTTACTGTGAGGAGAGAATTTTTTGTGATTTTTTTAATAATACCTCTTCTTCTCTTTCTTGTGATGGTGCTTCTTTTCCTTCTTATGAGGCTTCTCTTTCTTGTAATGGTGTTTCTCCTTCTTGTGAGGCTTTTCCTTCTTCTTGCAATCGCACTTGAGTTTGTAGTAAGTCTTCTTCTCATACTTGCAGTCCAGCTCATAAGAGGTGGAGGAGGAAGACTCACACTTGGTCGAGGAGGAAGAAGAATAGCACTCGGTAGAGGAAGAGGAGGAATCATCGCAAGGGCACTTTTTCTTTTCCTTCTTGTGGTGATGGTAGCTAGGCTTATCCGCATGACAACCGCCACATGCCGGACCACCACCGTAATACGGAGGATAACCGTTGTTGAAAGCCGGGTTGTCACAACACTGTCCCTTTTTGTTACAGACGTCACAGAGTAGCATTTTATAAGGTTAAAAATTATTAAGAAAAGTATTTCTTTAGCTTCAAACATGCAAATATTCTACCATTGGTTCAAACCTAACCCTCAAGAGTTGCGCTCTCTATTAAGGAAGAGGGAAAGTAACAAGGGTGTCTGCTTATTTACCGCGCACGTGCTAGCCCAAAGCAAAGCCTTGGATGTAAAGTTTAGCACAGAAGATATCAACAATGGAAAGTTTTGTTTCTATGGTTCTCTCTTGTTGTCTTTCTGTCTAGGAGCAAACATGAAAGACCTGTATCAACCCTTGTTCTCTTACTCTCTTCTCTACGTTCTCATCGACTCTTTTCTAGATGCACCTGGTCGTTCAGAGAAGAAGGATACACTGTGTCATCTGCACGCTCTCTTGGAAGGAGAGTCTCCTCCCCCCGATGATGCTTTTCTTTCTCTAGTAGGCAAACACTACACTTGCCTACTAAAGTATAAACCTGCAGTTAAGAAGGACTTGCTAAAGATATTCTTGATCGAAGTAGAGTCGGTACCCTTCCAGTCTAGTGCCGACCATACAGAGGCAGAGTTTATGAGCATGTGTAAAAAGAAGGGAGCCTTGTCTCTTCGGGCTTTGTTTACCTTGGCTTGTGATTCAGGTGAAGGTGACATTCACTCAGCTGAGGCCGATGAGATTGGTTTCTGCATACAGCTTCTAGATGATCTTTACGATGTCTTTCTAGACAAGGAGCAAGGTATACATACCATAGCTACTTACCATTTGGAAAAGCATGGTAACTGTGACCAACTCTACTCTTACACCTTGAACAAGATAGATTCTCTACCTAGTAAGTTTATTCTCTTGCAAACCGTGATGATGGCCTTTGCAGTTTGTATGGCACAAAACACAGCCTGTCTTTCACCCAACCTGAGAGAACAGATAGAACCTTTCTTCTTCCTTCCTCCTGGCGTGCAACTCTCTCAGGTTTTGTAACTTTGGTGATAAATAATATACCCAACGGGTATATTATTCTAGTAAAGCTCCCTTGAGGAGATTTAGTAAAGCTCCCCTGACTCTTTGAACTCTAGAAGAGACAAGGGTAGAGACTTGTCATCCTTGTGGTAAGGATCGTGTCTCTTTCTCTCTTCTAGTTCCTTAACCAGGTCTGTAAAGTCTTCTTCCGTGCCTGCAAAGACGGGAGGTAGAGAGTAGAGAAACTCGGAATAGGGAGAAAAGAACTTGCTCATGGGTCCTCGTTTGCTAATAAAGAGTTGTTTGTAAGTAGGGTCAATGTACAGATCGATACCTTCGAAGCTAGCCTTGATGTAAGCATGACCGTAACCTCGAGGATAAGAATAGACCTGACCAAAAGAGTCACGAGTGATGAAAAAGTCGTGGTTCAGGATGTTTCTAACCATGCTCAACTCGCAATCAGGAGAAGTAAAATAAGGAACTAGGTGAGAACAGATTTGCTCACAACAACCTTGACCATCATAGGCCAGAGGTTCGCGACCATACTTTTCTTCTCTAACCGTATCGTAGAAATATTCAGAGCCGGGAAGGCTTTTAATCTTATGGTATAGGGTTCTCTGAAGTAGACCTTTTCCTAAAGTGGACGCTTTCTTCATGGTTTCTATTTCTAGAACACGGTTTTAATCCTGATTATTCATCAGCAGGGGCATTGTCGTGATGTTGTCTCTCTTGCAACTTGCCTTTTATGCCGTACCGGAAGAGGAAGAAGAAGAGATGATACAACTAGACCTGCCCGACTTTCTTTGGCAAGAGAGGTGTGAGAGGTATTTTGGTTTGTGTAAAGAGTATTTCTATCTGCCTTGGACAGAAGATGTAACTAGTGCGCCCGAAAGATATGTATCTCTGAAACCCGAGAGTTGTATCCTTTCTTCTGATTCTGATAAATACGAATCGCTGATGGCCCGGATGACACATTCTCATGATGAGACCCTGATACAAGACATTCGTGCTTTCTTTGCTCAGAGAAGAGACAAACAAGCAAAGAATGGTCAAGCCAAGGCTTTGTTTCGCACTGCTCTTCACTCTGGCAGGGAAGAGTATGTGGACGAGATGGTGCACCAGATGCACATATGGTCTTATCTTTCTTTACCAGAGACCATAGATAAAGTTATTAGACCTACCCCCTTTACTACTTGCTTTTCTAGTAAAGACTATGTTATACCAGGAAGGAGAGAAGAGGTGTTTTCTTTGGCAGACTTGATAGAATCTGTAAAGGGAGGCAACGTACGTATCGTGATGTATATACGGGAGCACTGTTCCAAAAGAGACATTCGTGATCTTGTGGATCAGCTTTATGCGTCTTATATACATGGTTCTGATTACGGGATGAGGAACCCTCAAGGTTTCTATTCCATCTTACAGTATCTGCATGAAAAGCACCAAGGTCTCTACAAGCTAGAAACCTTGAACAAAGACCATCTTTTGTTTGCCTTGCAGAACCTGGCCCTTCCTCATCAAGACCCCAGTGGGATAAATGTAAACCAGGAGAAAGTTTTAAGAAAAAACGTCTGCAAGAGTCTAGAACTGGCAAAGGCCTTTGCCTCTTACCTTACGGCAGACATACTAAACCTGCTCAAGAAGGATAAACATAGAAAGAGGATGAGAGATTTCGCTCATGACAGATTAGATAAGGGAGAATATCTACAAGGGCCTATCATCTATGGTGGAGATGTAAGTAACAAGACGCTAAGTATGTTACCTCCAGGTTTAAAACTTGGACGGTAAGAGAGGGAAATCGATTTCCCTCTCTTCCTTTCTTACCTTCCGTAAATATTATACCCCAAGGGTATAATATTTTTAATCTTCGAATTCTAGAACGCGATAATCCTGTCTCTGTGAAGGCTGGACTGTAAACAAGAGTCTATCCTCACGATAAAACAACTTTAGAGTAGCACAGTCATACTTGTTAGACACGACAAAACACAAAAGCAAGGTCTTGTTATCCTTGTTTCTTATATAGACTGCCCTCTCTAGCAACTCTATAAACAACTCTTCTCTCTTTCTTCCCTTGCTTGAGCAACTTATATGTAAGGTTCCATCTGTAATCTTGTGTGTTAGGGGAAAAGAACTAACTACAGGTTCCATTTTTAAATTACCTTTCTAGCTCGGATAGCAGTTCTTCTGTGCTTCTGAGTGTAACTTCTCTTTCTCTGATGGGTTGAACAGTACGAGTAAAGCTGAAACCTCCACCTAGAGAAGGCAGTCTGAAGCGGGGAGGAACAGAGACAGGCACTATTTCCTCTGCCTCTCTTCTCTCTTCCTTCTCTATCTGTTGTTCTAGAGCAGGAGCAACCTCAAGCAGTTGCTCTGATACAACCTTGAGAGGCCTGATTTGCTCCAAGGGTTCAACCTCTGGAGTGGGTCCGATGCGAGTAATGGCAGTTCCTAGATAAGAAGTGGTTAGAGGAGGAGCGTTAGGACCGGCAAACATAAGGTCTAGGTCAGCGTCAGACACGGTAAAGACCTTATCTCCAGTAACTAGGTCAGAGAGCTGATCTATACTATTGCTAAAGTCGGTACTGGCAATCTGTGCCTCTGGTCTTCTCAGGGTGGCTAGTAGCTCTTCTTCTCTCTTCTTATCAGGTAAAAGGTTTACATAGCCCGTACCAATTCTAGGTCTTTGACCCAAGAGAACACTGGCTGAGACGGAACTAATATCGTTAACTTCTCCTGCAGAACCTGCTCTGTAGAGAATGTCCATAGGTTTGCGATAAGTGGCCTTGGCTAGAGAACCAATCTCCTGTCTACCAATGCCTGTAGTGTTGATGGCAGAGAGGATGCCCATGTTGGTTACAAAGTCGGCCATGAGTTCTAGATGACCGGCAAACACGTACAAATCTTGCAGTACAAAGAGGTTGTAAAACTCGCGAATGTAGAATTTTCTGGCCGCCTCCACTCCCAAAACTTCATAAATGTCATGTATGTTGTTACTAACCGTAAGTTCAGGCCTGACATCATCAAGAGAGAGGATATCTACATACTTGCCTCCCTGAATCTCTATGAAATAGTATTGCGAGGCATTGATGATTCTGGAAGCAGTGTTCTTATCAGCCAAGGTCTTCTTGATAACGTCCCAAGGTTTACCTTCCTCCGAGTAGACGATGATATAGTCAGGCTGTTCATCTTCCACCTCAACCACCTGCAAACTGGGGATGAGAGAGATGAGGTTAACCAACTTATCTTTGGTAACTCCACTGGTAAACATCCTTCTTCTACTCAGACGTAGAACCCACACATTCTTCTCTTCAGGATAGGGAAACTCTTCTTCCAGAATGTTCAACACAGGGGTGCTTTGAGGAAAAGCCTTCTTTGCACCAGGTATGCCCTTGATGTGCAAATCGTCCAGTTTGTCTACCACAATACTATTAAGAAAGATGTTGGCTGCATTCTCCATGTAAAGGGAGCCTTGTCCTTCTCCTTGCAAACGGTCGATAAGAGTCTCTCTGATAGGGTAGACATCTACGATACCAATGTTAAGAGGACTAAAGACGGCCTTGATGGTGGTAGCGTTACCTCTCTCTATAGCCTCTGCCACTTCCTCCATGGTAACTCCAAAGGCTACCATGTTCTTAACATTCAGGTTTAGACGCAAGATGTAATCTATCTCGGGTATCTCTGAGTAGATCTCTTCATACAAATCATACCACCAAGGCCTATCTTGCGTGATAAACTCGATATTCTCAATGTCGTAATCTTCCACCAAACTGCCCACAGATACGTCTAGAATCTCTCTTCTAATCTTACTATAGGCCCTCTCATAGTCTAGGTGCTCACGAAAGTGGGTTTGAGTCACGATAACTTTAGGTTTCTTGGTAAGGTCGATGAGTTGCTGAATCCTCTCAATGCCTTGTGAACTGTCTGAACCAGAACCTGCAGTATGGAACGCGTTAAGTGACATCTGCGTGGTAGGTCCTCCAATAGACTCTGACACTTGGTAACCTACAGGAGTCCCTGGTACTGCCTTACTCCTGATAAAGTAGTGTCTGGTAGCCTCCTTGAGGTCAGGTATGCCTAGAGGAGTAATGTTAATCTTGGACAGATCATCGCGTAGTTTCTTCCTGATTGCCTCGTTAACCGTGTCCGTAATATCCTGCACAGGAGACCTGACAGAAACTTCCGCATCAGAACCAATCACGGAAACAATGTCCTCAATCTCTTCAAAGGTTAACTTGCGAGGAGTAGCCATTTTAACCGGGGGCGAATATTATAAGCGATACAACTTCAGTATCACACACAGCTAATAAATTATACAGTGTATAATTTATTATTTACAACCTATCCTATCCTTCTACATCTCCTCCACAGGTTCTTCAATGAAGGTGTTAATATTCTCAGCCTTGTGTTTTATCAGGCCAACCACTTCACCTTCGGCAGTCTCAATCTTGTATGCTTGATGAAAGTAATGTGGTGACATAGGAGAGCCAATGATCTCTGCCTTCTTGTGAGTTGGAAGGGAGTCTTTCTTGTTACCCTCCATTGTGTATTCGGGATCGTCTTTCTTCACTAGGAGACTGCGCTTCTTCACTAGGAGACTGCGCTTCTTCACTAGGAGACTGCGCTTCTTCACTAGGAGACTGCGCTTCTTCACTAGGAGACTGCGCTTCTTCGCTAGTAAATATAATTTGCCTCCTGACCACAATCAGGTACACCTTGTCTTTCCTTCAACCAAAGTTTATAAAAGTCCTCAAACTCTGTATGGGTAAACTCTTCTCTCATGGTAAAGACGGGAAAGTAGAAAACAGCATGAGCATTATGCACAACCATGGTGGGTTTCTCAGGTGACAGGAGAAAGAAGAAAGAGTCTTCTGGTAAGAGCCTGCTATTATTCTCTAGTAGACGATAGTAATCAGGGTAGAGAAGTTCCTCCTCAGGAAACACTTGCTCATCGGGAAAAGGGAACACGACAGAAAGGTGGATATCACGGTGCATAATATTTTATCCTAGGATAAAATATTAGTTAAGCATAGGCCATGCGAGTAATCAAGGCTACGAAATAAAACCCTGCAATCTCAAACCACCATCCCGGAAAGACTAGAAACGTGATAAGGAGAGGAATTTCTAGCGTTGTCTTGAACAAGGCGGTGAGGAGGATGATGAGAAGAAACAGTTCAAACATGTTTGAGAGAGATACTTTTCTTGTCACAATAACCAGTCTTCTCACCAGGATAACCTAGAGGGTTAGAAAGGCAAGGGACAGAGTTTATCTCCACTTCTTTGGCCTGGTGACTATGTCCATACAACCAAAGTATGACAGGACGTTTAATAAGCTCTTCCAGGTTAGAAGCGTAAGCCGAGTTGCAAGCGTGGTCTTGATACTTGTCATCTATACATTGGTAAGAAGGTAGGTAGTGAGAGAGGATGACAAGAGGTTTAGTGCAGGTAGAAATCTCTTCTTTGAGTTTCCCTAGACAGACCTTGTGCATGTCCAACATGTCCTGAGGAGAAATGTTTTTGGTATAGTGATTCTCCTTGATATTAATCCTCCTGTAATCGTTCATGCTATCCTTGATAAAGCGTTTGTTCTCAACCTCGGACCAAAGTGTAGTTCCATAGATGCGAAACCCATCCACCTCCATACCTTGATCATCTAGAAAGTACACATTGGGGAAATTAGAGACTATGCCTTTTATCCTCTCCTTTATCTCGAGCACGGTCTTTCGGGCAGAGTAGTATTCATGATTGCCTGCCACCAAGAAGACCATCTTCCACCTTTCAGAACACCAAGAGATAAACTCTCGGTAGAGAGGAAGAGCAGGTGAACCCACATCACCACATAGTGCCAGATAATCAGCACAAGGAGCCAATTTTAGAAAAGAGAGTGTAGTGTGAAACTCTAGGTGTAGGTCAGACACGACTTGGATCTCCATGCTATTTAATTAAATAGCATTTATCACCTCAACCCCTACAACGAACGTTTACCCTGTTAACCAAAACATTCAGGTAAGAAAACGTTCTTGACCAAAGCTGTGAACCTCTTTTCTGTTCACCATCTAACCATGCTTTCTCCTCTTATCAAACAAGAGATAGCCTTGGCTCAGGACAGTGTTCACAACCTCATCAACCTGAGTCAGGTCTCTTCTTCATGGAGGTCTGTGTGCAACTCTGATCAGGTGTGGAAGAAACATCATCAAGGAGAATTTAAACTAACCCCCGGTTACAAAGAGTCTACCTTGCTTCACCAGGGCTTTCCTCTTGCTCACAAATACCTTTGCTACACTGTCCCTAATGGTCATACTCTGTCTAGGTCAGAGGTGTTACGAGAGTACAAAATCATAGAGCATCGTGTCTTCAGGTTGTGCAAAACCAGCTGCAGTATGCAGGCTCATTGCATTCGTAGAGAAGGAGAAGAGGTTATCTTTTACTACACTATAACCTCTGCCTTCATGGACAAAGAGGAGTTTGTAAACTTTCTCTATTCCTTCTCCACCTTTACACCTTTGATAACCAGAGAAGCTCTTCCCATAGACTATAGCATCTTTGCCTATGAAGTCATGGTATGTTTGTACGCGTTTCTTCTTGCCCTGCTCATGTCTCCTCTACTCTTTATTCTTGTCTTTGCCTGGAAACAAGTAAGTTGGTAACACAGTTGCCCGGTGTAAGAACAAACTACATAGATTACTATTGGTAATCTATGTTAACTACCGTTAGAAGAGATTCTAACGACCGTAATATTAAAAGATCAACCCCGCCCATGAAAGGGATCTTTTTTAAACATGCTCGGTTACAGTCGTATCTACTCTGATAAGAGACATTCTCGAGAGAAGAGTAAAAACTCTAGAAAGTTTTACCAAGACACTGGGCTTTGTCAAGGTCAGTCTCCTCCAACACCTCCTGTAGTAGCAAAGGTTTCCGATGTAGACTGGAACACGGTTAAACCTTTACGAGCAGGAGTTATAGTCTACACCTTGTACACTCCTTGCTCGTTAGAGAAGAACCCAAAGAATAAACTCTTGTTCTGCATGGGAGTAGATAGAAAGACTTCAGAGATCACTGATTTTGGAGGAGGTGTAAGTTACAAGAAGGATAAGACTACAGCAGCAGGAGCGCTGAGAGAGTTTACAGAAGAGAGTCTGGGAGTGTTTGGAAAGTTTTATCCTTCTTCTCTCGATAACTGCGTAGTAGTGTATAATAACAACATGGCCATTTTCTTTCTTCCCCTAGTCTGTAGTCCCGAAGATATAACACATACCTTTAGCGAACGCTACAGGAAGGAGAGGAGTAACGAGGTGTCTTCTTTAGCCTGGATGGATAAAAAAGGCTTTTTGCGTTGTCTGTTTGCAGAAAAGATTTTCTATGTTAGAGTGTCCAAGTTGCTACAACCTGTAATAAAAGAGGTTCTAGAGATGCTCTAGGTGGGGAACATTGTAGAGAACATTCTCTACAATGTAAGTTGGTTCAGGATAGATTAGAGCTGGCTCTATCCCATAGGGTTCTCTTGAGAGCAAAGGTTACCTTGGGTTAACTTTGTAGAGAGTGTTCTCTTGAGAGCAATGGTTACCTTGGGTTTAGTTTGTAGAGTGTTCTCTTGAGAGCAATGGTTACCTTGGGTTTAGTTTGTAGAGTGTTCTCTTGAGAGCAATGGTTACCTTGGGTTTAGTTTGTAGAGTGTTCTCTTGAGAGCAATGGTTACCTTGGGTTTAGTTTGGTACAAAGGTTACCTTGGGTTAACTTTGTAGAGAGTGTTCTCTTGAGAGCAAAGGTTACCTCCCCACAAACTATCCTGTCTGCTATTCCAGCAGCAATCACCAAGTAATTTATTCCCCACCAAACACCTTTTAATTAAACACGACCTGTTAGACAGGCTCAGGTCCATTTACACTTTGTAGAGAGTGTTCTCTACAAAGTTAACCCAAGGTAACCATTGTACCAAACTAAACCCAAGGTAACCTTTGCTCTCAAGAGAACACTCTCTACAAAGTTAACCCAAGGTAACCATTGTACCAAACTAAACCCAAGGTAACCATTGTACCAAACTAAACCCAAGGTAACCTTTGCTCTCAAGAGAACACTCTCTACAAAGTTAACCCAAGGTAACCATTGTACCAAACTAAACCCAAGGTAACCATTGTACCAAACTAAACCCAAGGTAACCATTGTACCAAACTAACTGGAGGTAACCTTTGCTCTCAAGAGAACCTTTGTACCAAACTAACTGGAGGTAACCTTTGCTCTCAAGAGAACCTTTGTACCAAACTAACTGGAGGTAACCTTTGCTCTCAAGAGAACACTCTCTACAAAGTTAACCCAAGGTAACCTTTGTACCAAACTAACTGGAGGTAACCTTTGCTCTCAAGAGAACCATCGTACCAAACTAGTCAACCCCAACTTCAGGACAACCTTTACTCTTGTTCACGCCTTGGTGTCCCTTGTAGAGTCTTTCCTCTATAAAATATTACAATCTTACCATACACACGAGATAAATAATAAACCTCATCTTAAAATGCAAAGCCACGTTTCAGACATCCAAGAAGTCATCTCTAGGCATCCGGACAAGGTTCCTGTTATTCTAGTAGACAGACTAAACATCATGAAAAGTACCAGATATATAACTCCTCGCGAGCAGCATGTTTCCGAGTTTCTCTTCCATGTAAGGAAGAGAACCCACCTGAAAGAGAACGAGGCTCTGTTTTTGTTTGTGGGTAACACTATCCCCCTAACTTCTCAAACCATGGGTTCTTTGTATGATAAGCACAAAGGTGTAGACCTCATGCTAACCATGAGAGTAGAAAAGGAGAACAGCTTTGGCTGTGGTTAAGTAATATTATTAGACATCGACTAGTAATATTAAATCAGGGTTGAGCACTTGGTCCTCACTGTCGTTAGATAAGCATGCTTATCTCACTGTCGTTAGATAGATAGATAGATGGCCAATAGTCATCTATCTTACTGTCGTTAGATAAGCATGCGTTGCATGCTTATCTTACTGGATAAAAAGCCTAGGCTTATCTTTCATGTAAAGCAATATCAGGTAAGATTAATCTTACCTGATACCTAGGGAAAATATCAAGGATGTATATTTAGATAACTTTTAGGAACTCGAGATTGGCTCCTATCAGGAAATCATCGATAAAAAATAATTGTCAGAGGACGTTTCTCTCGTGTAGTACAGGAGAATAAAGTAGAGAGAAAAAGCAAGTTGGTCACATTTGGTGACCAATTCTCCTAACCCCCAAAAACTATTTTTTGGATCTCAGACCTTTAGGTTGTTTTACGAGTATATCTAATTTTAGAAAAGCACCTAAAGGTCTGTAAACCAAAAAAATTATTTTTGGGGTTTGGGTGAGTTGGACCAATCGTTCTAACCAACTTCCTTTAGGGTATAATACTTTTAGAAAAGGGTCTAAAGGTTTACAAATAAATATTCTTGGACCCAGAGTTGGTTTGGTTGGACAAATCGTTCTAACCAACTTCTTTTAGGGTTCTTTACAAACATCTCTTGAGGATTGTTGGTGCCAAGTGTCGTTGGATTAATATACAGTGCATACTAAATCTTACCATCGTTAATATAAACATGTTAGAAACTTTTTATCCTAAACCAGAATTATTACAACATGCATAAAATGCGTATCTTATGTATGTTCCTTCTCTTTTCTCTGATGCTATCTTTGGTTGCACCTAACAAGGTAGAGGAGAGATGTGTCAAGGTTCCTCAAAGAACGCTGACAAGAGAGCCTCGTTCAGGTTTGCATAGGAACGTTATTCCAAAGACTAGCCTGTGGGTTAGAACGCAAGGTAAGGTGAAGAATGCGCATGACAAGGTTATCGTTTTGGTTCACGGAACTAGTGGTTCTAACGAGTACATGAGGTGCGTTCAGGAACAGCTGGCTAAAGATTACTTTACTGTGGCTCTTGATCTACGAGGTCATGGTCTGTCTGATCAGACTCCTTCTTCTCTTCTCAACTACACACATGAGGTGCTTGCAGATGATATCCATGCTGTGCTAGACAAGCTAGGTTATAATAGAAATCTAGTTTGGGTAGGAGTGTCTATTGGTGGCAGCATTGGTCTCTCTTACATTAACAAGTATCCTAACCAGGTTACAAACTTTGTAGCCTTGAGTGCTGGACCTGGTTTGTATCGTCTTAGTGGTAACGTCTCTTGGCCTTATCCTATTCCCGTGGGTGGCACTCCTGAAACTCTACTTCCTGAATCTGCTTACTGTTCTTCTCAACTAGTCTTGGCCAAAGAAAAGATTGCCCAGAACCAGGCTCGAGCTGGACCTATCGTGGGTACTAACCTTATTCCTAATGCCTGGACTGAAGACCTGCGTCCCCTTCTTTCTCAGGTTAAGGTGCCTTCTCTTCTCGGTTATGGTAGTATCGATCCTCTACAGCCTGATGGTGGTTCTACAAAGTATCTGCATGAAAAGATTAGTAACTCTATCCTGGTTAGGTTTGAGGGAGCAGGTCACCTAATGACCATTACTAAACCGCAGGCTGTCTCTCTTGCCATCAAGACCTTCTTGGAAGAAGGCGACTTTCTACCAGAGAAACTAGTTTCTCTAAACAAGGGCTGCTTTGTCTGTCCGCAAGTAAAGGTTGGTCCTTCTCGTTCTGTATGTGTAGCCTAACCCTAGAATTATATTTGTTCGTGAACAAATATAATTTACCACCACATAACCTCTGTTACAAGCCACGTTACACCACCTCTCACAAAGAAGAGAAAGTAAGCACTAAAGATGCCTACAACACCTCCAATGATACTGAGAGAGGGATCAGCTCCTGTTATCCACGAGAGAAGAGAAAAGGCCTTTGCACCAAACAGGGCACCCACAAGAGCAAGCGTGATGAGAAAGAGTCTTTCCAACTCGTAAGCCATGAATTATATTTGTTCATGAACAAATATAATCTATCTTAGAACTTCCACTGTGAACCAAACTACAACTCCTACAAAGCAGACACCGTATGCAGCCATAGCACCCAAGGTTCCTCCAATTATGCCACAAGAGAGAGTAGAAGAAGGTTCAGCGATGAACAAAGAAGAGACTCCCACTCCTATCAAAGCACCTACGGCTCCCACTCCAGCAAAACAAAGCTTTAGTGTTTCTTCAGACATGGTTTAGTAGGGAGCTGACTCCTCAGAATAAAGAGCACGATTCCCATAATCAAAAGTCCATAGGCCAACAAGGCACCCAAGGGTGCTCCCAGTAAAAGAAACAAAGGAGAAGAGATATATAGTATTCTGGCAAGAAAGGGCATACACATGACACCTAGGAGAGCACCGATGGTTCCAAGCACAAACAAGCAACCTTCAAACGGGTAGCAAAGCATTATGCGCAAACAAATATAATCCTTACTTTAGGAACAAGACCTAACCTGGTTATCTTAGTATCCTCATCAGCAACAACACGCATACAAGCAAACCTAGAGAGCAGGAAAACACTGCACCCAAGGTTCCCCCAATTATAGCGTAAAGGAGAGAAGGTTGCGCATCTATAGCTCTTGCCAGTAGAAAAGCACAAAGGATACCAAGCAAGGCACCGATGGAACCTGTTCCAATAAAACAGGCCTTGAGCAACTCTTGAAGAAGAGACATTTTTGTTGAAGCAGGCTCTTAAAATGTCTATTAGAAGTCTGTCTTCTCTAGCCTTGTCTCGTATTCCGGTTGCAGATTACTCTACTCTAGTTAGGAAAGGTTATCTGGTACCGCAAGAGTTTGGCACCTGGGAGACTTGGAGGGAGAGAGCTATCAGAGACTTTGGCATCTCTAGAGAATATTTCGATCTGCCTCTGTACGATTACCCCAGGATAGAAAGACGTGCTCCCGTTTCTCCCCAATATCGTTACCTAGAGATTCAGACCAAATTCTACCTCTCGCCAGAGAGTGCCGTATCTGTCTCTCCCGATGGGGAGATTAACGGTATCTACGAAAGCCTTACGGGAGTGTATGAATGTTTGAGAAGGAATGATGAAGAGATGGTTGTCTTTTTTGCCGAGAGGTTGAGAAGCGAGGCCATCTCCAGAGTAACGCAAGACATAGAGTCAGGCAGAATATTACACATGGTGCCCAATTATCGACCAGGAGGTTATGATATTTTCTACTTTAGGACCTTGTCCTTGAGAACCTTGATGGACTATCTTTATCCAGGTCAGGGAGAAGAGAGACTAAGAAGAGCAGGTTTGTATCCTCAAGACTGGCAAATAGCCGTGGAGGAAGACGCCAAGAATAACACCCTTCAACCAGAAAGGTACGGTAACCAGGCTCAGAGAAAACTTGGCCTCTTGTATTTAGTTAGTCTGGGTAGGAAGGATGCTTACACTTATGCTAGACGCTTTATTAAACGAGTGGACGATGCCTTTGTAAAGGAAGACCTCTTTGGTATCTCAGAGCCTGAGATGGCCATGGCCCTCTTGTCTTCCGGAGATATAGATTTATTCGAGTCTGGAAGAGGGTATATTCACGAGACACTAAAAGGTTCTCCTCCCGTACTTGAAGTGCTTAGAGATATTCCTCTCTTTCTTTCGAGTGGATTTTACGATCCCGGAAAGGCCAGGGTTCCTATCGAACCAATTTATTACCATTGTGTTATCTATGGAGGCAACCCTAGAATTCTAATTTACATGCGGGGCTTCTTTAGCAACTCTGCTTCTAATTCCAGGTCGGTTATGTTTTCCGGTTACTACACCCATAGTAACCCTCAGGGTTACTTTTCTCTAACTACCTTTTTTACTGGCAAGAACCTGGTCTTTATCTCTTCCGATTTGGACATTAGCTACCGTTCTTGGTCCGCTTATGACAAAAAAGAAGAAGAGTTGGCAGAGTATGTAATCAAACGCAACCTGGGCTATGTGGAAGAGGTTAGCACGTTCTATCCACTTCTCTCCACCAAAGATAAGCAAGAGGTCAAGAAGAGAGCCAAAGGTGTGTTTCCTCTCTCCTTACGTATCATGCAAACCTTGGACGGGATCTGAGTGATTAAGAAGAAGTTGTAAAATAAGCAAACATGAATTCCACGGTTGGCGCACTCAAGTCTGAAGTTGAAGCTCTCAAATGCGAAATCGAAAGACTCAAACAAGGAGATGGTCTCATCGATGTGTTGCAGGGAGTTAGAAACAAGATAGAGTTTGCCAGTGGCCACGTCATCCTTGTAGACGTCATGCCTCGCAAGGTGCAGAGAAGTATCGAAGATGCTATCGTACGTTCGGCCAGAACTTCTTTTGCCTCGGGCCTGAAGAGTACAAAACAGGACAGCAAGTTGGTACGTTATCTATTGGTTAACCGTCATACCAGTCCTCTAGAGAGTGTAAAGTTTACTTTCCATCTTAGGTTGCCCGTCTTCTCAGCCAGGCAAATCATCCGTCACCGTACGGCCAACATTAACGAGTTTAGCATGCGTTATGCTCAGGTTCAGGGACGATACAAACCCATCTCTGACCCTGAAGGTATCAGAGTGCAGTGCAGTGTTAATAAGCAATCATCCAAAGAGGCTTCCTTGGAGAAGGAAGAACAAATCTATCCCCTCATGTACCAGATAGAAGAACTACTAGACCAGGTTCAGGAAAAGTATGAAAAGCTACTTGCTCTAGGTTGTGCCAAAGAAGTAGCTCGCTTCTGTCTACCTATGTCTTCTTGGACCGAGCTCATCTTCACCATCGACCTTAACAACTTTCTAAAGTTTCTTTCTCTGAGGATGGACTCTCACGCCCAGAAAGAGATTCGTGATGTAGCAGGGTCCATGTGGGAACTAACCAAAGACCTAATGCCTACTGTGCGTGATTGGTTTGAGGAGACTAACCCTCACATCTTTAGACCTACAGTGTAAAGTTAAACAGAATATATTAAGCTCGGCTTAATATATTTAAACTATGCAGACTACCACTAACAACACCGAGAAGACTTGCAACTTTGTAGGCATCAAGGATACTATGAATGTCATCCCCAAACTTGACCCTTTCGACATGGATGAGGTTATTGTCGAGTTGAAGACTGGTATGGAGAAGATCATGCATCTAGTCAAGAGAGGCTACCTCTTTAATGAAGACACTGCAACCTTTCTGGCTGCCAAGGGTGAAATCGACCTGCTCAAGTTTTGTTTGCAAGAACTAGAGTGTCCTGTCGATTCTGAGGCTTACAATAGGGCTGCGGAGAGAGGTCATCTAGAGTGTATGAAACTTCTAGAGAGCTACTCTCATAACCATGCAGATGCTCTATACAGAGCTATCGCTTCTGGTGAAGTGGAAGTGGTAAAGTACATTGTAGAAACTCACCATCCTTCAGGACTTGACTTTGAGAAACTTTGCTCTCATCAGACAGAAGGAGGTTTTCCTGAGATGAAGGCCTACCTGAAGAGTATGTTTGGTGTGTAGAGACTCCTATAACAGAATATATTAAGCTAGGCTTAATATATTTAAATCCACGACATGCAGGTTAGAAGCGAAGACATGCAGACCGAAGACGTGCAGATTACTAGTATTCAAGATACTTTGGACATCATCCCTAAGCTTGATCCTTTCGATATAAATGCCACAGGTCAGGTCATAGGAGAGATGAAGACTGCCTTGGAGAAGATCATGGACCTGCGCAACAGAAGCTACTTGTTTAGTGATAAAGTTACGGCCCTTCTTGCAGCCAGAGGTGAAACCGACATGCTCAAGTTTTGTTTGGTAGAACTAGCTTGTCCCGCTCATGAGGATGCCTACAGTAGAGCGGCAGAAAGAGGCTACCTGGAGTGTATGTATCTTTTACAAGAACACAAGCATAATCCTGCAGATGCCCTTTACAGGGCTGTAGCTGCTGGTGAGTTGGCAGCGGTTAAGAGCATTGTGGAAACTAATCTTTCTCTGAAAAATGTTGACAAGAAGAGGCTTCGTTCTGCTCAAGAGAAGGGAGGATTTCCTGACGTGCTAGACTATCTGAAAACTACCCGTCTGTGGATTTAGTAAGATATCTTATATTTGCCTTGAAGGCAAATATAAGACTTGTAAATGTTGAACTCTCTTCCCGTGCTCAGCAATCTCTTTGCCATCTACCCCCTGTACAAAGCTAGCAATCCTGTCCAGTTTGGATTGGTTATGGGCTTTGCGGTTAGTTCTGCTTTGTTAAATTACCCACAAGAAAGCAAATCTAGTCTGCCTCTTCTGAACAATGTCTGTTATGCTTCTTGCCTCTTGTACATTGGATACAACCTAGATAGAAGCACACCGGCAAGTTTCTGGCTGTTCTACGTTTTGGCAAACTCTTTTCTATTCCTCTCTGCTTTGGAAAGAGGAGAGACCTGGTTTGCGATAAACCGTTCTCTCTTTCAGGTTTGCACCTATGCTTTTCTAGCTGCAGCCTTGTAAATAATATTTTACCCCCTGGATAAAATATTATGCAAAGCCTAACTTCTCTGGCTTTCTCTCGTTTACCTGTAGAAGACTATTCTACCTTGGTTAAAGAAGGTTATGTTCTACCGGAAGAGTTTGGAACTTGGGAGACTTGGAGGGAGAGAGCAGTTAGAGACTTTGGTATCAGTGCAGAGTATTTCGATCTACCCTTGTATGATTACCCTACACTAGGAAAGAGAAACGTTAGCCCTCAGTACCGTTACCTAGAGATTCAGACCAAATTCTACCTTTCTCCAGAATGTGCTGCTTCTTTGTCTCCCGATGGAGAGATTAATGGTATCTATGAGAGTCTGACAGGAGTGTATGAAAGCTTGAGACGTAACGATGCCGAGATGGTGCTCTTCTTTGCCGAGAGACTCAAACCAAACGCTCTAGAACTTCTCAAGAGAAAGATTAGATCGGGTGGTATTCTCGCACAAGTTCCTAACTATAGACCGGGAGGTTATGATATTTTCTACTTTAGGACCTTGGCCCTGCGTACTTTGGCTGACTATTTGTTTAAAAAGACTGCAGTTACCACCTTGAGAAAAGCAGGTCTCTATCCCGAGAAATGGCAACTGGCCGTGGAGGAAGCAGCTTCCGATCTCTCTTCCTTTGCTCCCTATAAACTTGGCAATCCTCATCAGAGCAAGCTCGGCATTCTCTATCTTATCAGTCTAGGTAGAAGAGACGTCTTTGAGTATGCCAAGAGTAGTCTCATGCGACACAGTCCAGAGTCTGATCTCGTAAGCAACACTTTGGGTAAGATTAGTACCAATGAACTTTTGCACGCTACCTTGGCCTCTGGTGATATAGGTTTCTTTGAAGAGACGAAAAAGTACATCTCTTACTCTCTTAGCAACTCTCCACCCGTGATGAATGTTTACGCCTCCCTTCCTCTCTTTCTCACTCCCTTTAAGCAGAAACTGGGCGATTCCTACATTCCCCAAGAGCTATTTAATTGTGTTGCCTATTCAGGCAATGCCCATATCTTTCTTTATCTTAGAGACTATGCACGAAACATTGTTTCATTGGAAGACGATGTCTTGTTTTCTGGTTATTACGTGCATAACCGACCTGAAGGTTTCTTTTCTATTTGCACCCTGGGTGGAAGTTATTTATCTAGCTTTGTAACCACAGATATCGACATTGACTATTACGCTTTGGGAACCTACACTTCTATAGATAGTAGTTGGACATCCTATCGTGTTCTATCAAAGAACCTAGGTTACGTTGAAGCGGTTAGCAGTTTCTATCCTTACCTCAGTGATGTTACTAAAAGGGTAATTAAAGATGTGGCTGTGAATGGTTACCCTCTGAGTCTTCTCATCATGGGCACTTTGGATAATCTTCCCCCTCTTACAGGTTAAACCTGACCCAAATTGACACGGTAGCGCAGGTTCTCCACAAAAGGTTCTATCTTGTAATCCACGTTACGATTAAAGTGGGCACTTAACCAGTTGGCACTAAAGTAAGAACCTACAAACAAGATGAGAAAGACGAGAATAAAATTTCTCAAGGTTAGAGCACAGAGAAAGTAGAGAATTAACAAAGTAGAGATGATGGCCAAGATGGCACAACGTGTCCAGTGTATAGGATTATGGTTATAATCTAGACACAAGGCCAATTCTTGCCAGCTATCAGAACAGGAAGGTGTGTCTCTTTCTATTTCCCAGTAGATTAAAATTACCAGCAGCACCAGGACAATAAAAATCCACATTTTCCTTAAAAGATAAAAAATAACCGTATTTTTTATCTCTTCCGTAGTAAAGTCGGAGAAAAATGGACTCCTCTATTATCCTTCTTCTCGTTGTGATCGTGATTGTAATATTTTTTCTTTGGTTAGAATGGTACAGCCATGACTGCGAGGGAGGCAAGAGATGTAGTCACTATGCCATCATGCCTGATAAGGATGAAAACATAGAAAGCTACATCGATAAGCTAATAGTGGCTATTAGAAACAACTACAACTTTGTAGCCTGGAGACAAGCCTTACTCATCGCCCTCATTAGCACTCCTCTCATCATCTATGTTCTCTATTCACGTCTACCTAATTTTAAGGAATGGGTAGTTTTAGTGCTGATTATCTTTATTGCCGTGTCTTTATCTTCGAGTTGGTTATGGAACCGCTTCCTCTACCCTAATAACAAGGCTGTGGAAAACACTCTTCTAGAACTAAAGTATCGTTACAGTTAAATCTCACCTCCAAAGTTTCTATATATCTTATCCAAGGAGATAAGATATATTTGTACGGGTCTGGTTACAAGGTTATACGTTGTTGCAAGTTGAGAACCAGAATTCTTCCTTTGGTGTAAAACTCGAGACCGGGAAGTATTTCCTCAAGGGAAGAACTTACATGAGAAGAAGAATATTGGGATTTCAGGTGAACCCACAGATAATGGTTACCAGTAAAGTCCTCATCAAAGATTCTACTCATCCACCTTTCAAACTGGTAATCACAGAGTCTGTACGATTGCGTGAGGTCATAGCTTGACTTAACCTCGGTGTGGTTGTTTTCCTTCTCCTCCACAACCTGTACAGAAACACCAACATGGATAATAAACATATATAACCTCTGGCTATCTATATCACCCACCTCGGTTGTGTTTATACCGGCCAAAACTCTCTCGCTCAAGGTTAGTTGGAAACCATTCTCTAGTAGAGTAGAAATCTTGTCCCTGTCAAGGCTATCTTCTCCTGCTATGAAGGCATCGATAGATCCAATCTCGTTGATCTCAAGAGCCAAGTCCAGTTTCTCTTGTGACAGACCCAGGATAGAATTTATTTTATCATCAGGGTCCTTGAGCAGGATAAGGTAACCTGGGTTTGGTCCTTGGGTTTCCAAGATGTACTGTTCCTTCTCCAGGTCCATACTATTACCAATGCTTGTAAATACTATTTACTAGTCTAATAAAATATGGACGAATCGACGTGTGAACTCTTGAGCTCCTCTTGCCTAACTCCTCGTGATTATATTTACATTAGAGGTTGTTATGTGTGCGGAAGATCTCCACAGGTAGATCTAACCAAAACCGGAAAGGTAGTTCTCTGCTCTTTTCACCAAAGGGTGCTTTGCAACTTTCTAACTTCTCTCTTTACTCAGGGCTATCTAGAAAGTCTAACCGACTACCAGTGTACTGCTTTGCGTTTCACTGGAAAGTGCACTGATGCACCAGAGAAGGACAAGCCTCGCTGTGCAAAACATCATCGAGGTGGTCTAGAGAGTCTAGTTCTCTTCCGATGATGTTTCTTTCATCGAGGTGGTCTAGTTCTCCTTGCTGAGGAAACATCTGAGGAGGGGTGATCCAAAAGTTTTAATCTTTCTAGCCCTCTAAAATGCAACTGCCTGAGAAAGATGCTTTGCTTTCTCGCATTAGTGACGTGATTACCAAGAAGGGCGCTTACTACTACGATGATAACAGAGCTAGAAAAGTTAAAGTTCCCTTTTCCAATATTGGTGTTGTGGTAGAAGAATACGGTGATGAGGTTTGGGCCTATCCCATAGAAGAGAGAGACTTTCAACTAAGGAACAAGTTTTACATCTCTCCCGATCAAGAGCTGCATACAGAAAAGTCTTCTGGAGTGACCACTCTTAACGCTCAGGAAGTTAAAACTCTGCTCAGGAACCGCAAGTTGGTTTTAGAGAATCGCTACACCGGAGCAGAAACTATATACTCTCTAGATGTAGGGAGGTTTGTACAACTTTACCTTCCTTCTTTAGAAGAGGAAGAAACGGAAAGCAACCAGGAATATCTTTCCCTCCTCTCACCCTCTGATCGTTACAAACTTTCTCTTCTGGCTGAGGTTATATCTAAGAATGGTGCCTACTACATAGATGATAGCAAGAGGAAAAAGGTTAGGATAGAACTACTTGGGGTTAACTTGGCCATACCAGAGGGGGAAGGTAGAGAAGCACACATCTTTCCTGGAGGTTACCGTGGTGAACAAAGTAAGAGTATCTTGTATATCAAGGATGGAGAACTGCACAACCTAGAGTCTAGCAGTGAAACCCCCATTCAGGCCAAGGATAACTATACCTTGCTTAAGCAAGGTGTAATCGAGGTGGAAGGAGAGACCATTTACTCTTTGCCTGTAAAAGAGTTTGTAGATACGTTTGCAGGAGAGTTTACAGAGTGGAACGAGTATGCACAGAGTGCCAAAGAAGAGTTTGCCATCAGTGAGTCATACTTTAACCTGGCCTTGGACCGAGGCATAACTCCTCTACAAAGATATATAGAAGTGGCTACAGAAGTAGTTCTCTCTTCTGACGCGGCAGTTAACCTGAACCGAGAGACGGGAGAAGTCTTTGGCATCTATGAGAGTTTGGCAGGAGTGTATGAAAGCTTGAGGAGGAACGATGCCGAGATGGTGCTCTTCTTTGTAAACAGACTAAAACCGCAAAGTAGAGCCATGCTGGAAGAACAGCTCTTATCAGGTGAGATTAACAGATTTCTAATTCCCAACTTTGCCTACTTTAGAACTGCCGCTCTACGTTCTCTCTACTCTCACCTTCTAAGCAAACAAGACATGAATAACTACCCTGCTCATTGGCAACTTTATACAGAAGACCTGGCAGGAGAAGAGGAAGAGGTTCCTTTCTTTGATATAGACCTCTTTCCCAGCGATGATGCTATCGTAGAATCTCTCTCTTACCTAATCTCTAGAGAAAAGTTTTGGGCCTTGAACACGGCCATAGAACTAAACCTTTCTCCTGAAGATGTAGCCTTGGCCGCTCTAGCTAGTGGATCGGAAGACATGATCAGGGCAGCCAACAATTATTCTCGTAATGCCGTTCTAGACATCTTTAATTTCTCCAGTGACATCATACCAAACAAGAGAAGGATTCCAGCTTACTATTTTAGTGCTCTAGCCCAAGGGTGCAACTTTAAACTTTGGACCAGGCTAAGGGATGTGTCTAGAGAAGAACCTCCGGAACAAGCCTTGCCTCTACTCAGGGTAGGCTACTATCTCAAGACTAGACCTGAGGATTACTATAATATACTTCAGGGAGAACTGCCCCTTTTCGAGTTTCAGAGACCCTTGACTAACCCAACCTTGGCCCTCAACGTGGACACGGCCGTCCTCTTGGCTAGTAATGGCGTTTCTGTAAAGGACATTGTTAAGAATAACCTGGGAAATGTTAACATCCTTCTAACCTTGTCTCCTGAACTTTCACAGCAAGACAAAGAGGAGATTAAAAGCGAAATTTCAGGTTATCCCCTAAGTTTTCTCCTCTTGTAAAACATGGAGTCTTGGTCTGAGTACCGTGCAAAAGCAGTAAAGGAGTTTAAAATTCCTCCAGCCTACTTTGACCTAGCCCTCACTGGTCCTTTACCAAATTCCTCTCTTATTCCGGCCAGATCAGTCTCGCCAGAGTATCGCTACCTAGAGATTCAAAGCAAGTTTGAACTGAGTGCTAGAGATGCGGCTCGTGTCTACCCAGATGGTACCATTGAAGGCTTGTATGAGAGTTTGGCAGGCGTGATAGAAAGTTTGAAGAGAGATGATACTGAGATGGTTCTCTTCTTTGCCTCTCGCCTGCGACCAGAGAGTAAAGAGGTTCTAGTAAAGAAGATCAAGAGCGGAGAGTTGCAAAGCGAGATCTTTGGAAAGTATGCCCAGTTTCGCTTCTCTGCCTACCTAGCTCTCTTGAAAGAGCTCAAGCTTTCTCGTTATGGACCCAAGGTTGAAAGGTGGCAACTAGAGGCCTTGGAAGGCATAGTTCCCGAGGATGAAGAGAAAAAGACAGACATGCTAAAGTATTTTATCAGCCAAGGATCAGAAGATGCCCTCTCCCTCGCTAGGGGTGTACTATCTGATGAGGATGTGTTTATTTCTGCTTTGCGTTCTGGCAACCTAAAGATGTTAAACTCGGTCATGGGGCTGAGAAGAAAGATTGGCTTTCCCATAGTGGGGAGGAGAGTGCAAGATGTAGTTAAACCTCTACCTTTCTCTGCCCAAGGTGTTTACGACATTGGTCCTCAAGGTAAGAACAAGATAGAAGCAAAGTATTATGCGGCTGCTATCTACTCTGGCAATCCTCTCTTTGTAGACTATATAGAGAAACTAGGTCCATACACAGGCAGTTATGGCAAGTTGCAAAACGCTTTCGAGTCTGGCCTGAAGGAGAAGATTAACCCTGTAGGTTACTATGAGATCTACCAAAGGTTCTTCACCATCAGGGCCTACTCTTGGGTTGCTTTCTCAGACATTGACATCCTTCTCTTGGAGGCCTCGGTACACTCTGCTAACCAAGAAGAACTCTACTACTATGCTCAAGAGGTACTAGAAGATAACCCTGGCATAATCAACGTTCTCTTTACCTTTGTAGAGATCCTCTCCAGCCTAGGCATAACCAATAAGCTAGGCTTTCCTGAAACAAACCTGGCTGGTTATCCTCTAAGTAGAAGGATAATTCAGGAGATGACCTTATCTTAATTAATCTTCCATGCCATAGTGTGCATCTGAAAGAAGATTCCGGGCCATATACAATGTCGTACTTTAACCAACGTATTCGCGTGTTTCCTGAGGATGGTCGTGCTTGTTATAGATGTTGGGCACCCCTCTTGGCTCATGAGAAAGGGAACTATTGTGAGCATCGTAGTATTTGCGACCAGATGGAGAAAGACTTTGTTATTCGTAAGGACTGGTACAGTGGAGAGGTCTGTGTCCATTATTGCTGGTCAGGAACTTGGTTTGCTCTCACCATGGAGAACAAGGAAAAATGGGTCAGATGTGCCAAAGGCTGTGGTCGTGAAGGTCCTCTTATAAATTATTCTTATGGTATGTGCGGTGAATGCCACAAGCAACAAGAGAACACAAAGCCCAAAAAGAATCCTATTTCGGCCATTTTGGAGAGACAGCTTGCTTTCCTACGAAACTATACAGGATAGAGAAGAAACACAAGCTTACTCCTGTTCGGGGTCGAAAACGTATATACGCTTATTATTAATCTCTCCCGGAGAGATTAATAATATCTAGTTTAGACAGGAGGGTAGGATTTACTTTTGTTCTCTTTCAGAGAAACCTTTCCTTAACTCCTTAGTTATTAACCTTCCAGAAGATTAATAATAGACAGAGTATACAACTGAAACTAGATAACGTGCCCCATACCATGGCGCACTTTAGTCAGCATGTACGTTTGTTTCCCGAGGGTCAACGCTTTTGTAATGACTGTTGGGCTCCTTTGCTTGACCACGAGAAGGGTAACTACTGTGAGCACCCTAGTATTTGTAAACAGATGATACATGACTTTGTTGTGCGCAAACTTCAGGACTGTTCCACCGGTGAGATGTGCATACATTACAACTGGTCAGGAACCTGGTTCCCTTTGCTCTCTAAGAAAACTTGGAACAAGTGTGCCAAAGGTTGCGGACGTGAGGGTCCAGACACAAACTTTCGTTATGGCACATGCCTGGCTTGTCATCAGAAGGCAGAAGAGAAATTTGCACATGAGAGAATCTCTCTGGAAAAGTTTCCAGCCCCCGACCCTGACAAACCTCTCTCCAAGGAGGATGAGACCCACTACAAAATAGCCAAAGCAAAGATCTCTGGTGACCTGGAAATCTATCTTGATGGGGAGTATGAAGAGATTGTAGAAAAGCTAGTTGACCGAGGACACTTGGCTACTCCATCCTTGGGAGGAGGATGGACTGTCTCGGTTCACAACACTGAGGCAGAACGTGATAATGCGTTTGAAAAGGACTTTAGGAAAAACCTGATTTCTGCTTATAACCAGGGTCGTGATTGCATCTACATAGAAGCTAAAGACAAGTTTATAAACAAGCTAATTTCACAGGGACACAGGGTTATTCATGAGAGTCACGGTCTTTGCAAGGTCTACGTAGAACCAAAGGAAACTATCTAAATTATTAATCTCCTCCTTGGAGGAGATTAATAATTTGTAATGAGCCAGGTGCACAGGCCCCATATCATGGCGCACTTTAGTCAGCATATACGTTTGTTTCCCGAAAGTGGTAGAGTTTGCGGCGAGTGTTGGTCAGAGTTGCCCGAACATGAGAAAGGTAAAGTTTGTGAGAATAAGGAAGAGTGTGAGGAAAGAAAGAGAGATTTCGTAGTATACGAGGATTGGGGCAGTAATAAGCCCTGCATACATTACAACTGGTCAGGAACTTGGTTTCCTCTAAATTCACGGAATAAGGAAATTTGGAGTAAATGTGCCAAAGGCTGTGGACGTGAGGGTCCGAATACAAACATTCGTTACGGCATGTGCATAACTTGCCATAACAACAGTAAACGTATCAAGGATGAGGTTTATAATAAAATATTCGCGGCCAGGACTGATGGTCAAGCAAAAATCCATCTCCAGGAAGAAGATGTGGCCAAAGAGTTAACCAAGAAAGGTTATGAGGTTACTCCCTCTGCAAGTGGAGGTTGGGACGTGTGGGTTTTCAAACGCAACACTGATACAAAAGAGGCATTCGAGGATGACTTTAGAGAAAGATTAAACCATGCTAGAGATATGGGACGTCCTTACATTTGCATAGAAGCCAGCGATGAGTTTATCAACAAACTGGTCTCTTATGGACACAAAGTTTGCAAACACAAAAGCCAGTGGAAGGTTTCCACATGAACAAATGTTACCTTATTATTAATCTCCTGAGGAGATTAATAATATCTAGTTCTTTAAGACGAGATCGCGATATGAGGGACCCCTTTCAAGTCCTTATTACATATCTTCTATAAATTACAAAAAAAACCTATTACTGTGAACGGCATTTTAACACAGAGTAGACAAGTGAAAGAAGATTTCTGGCCATATATACGGTGTTTTCCAAGATGATGAAGCCTGAGAAGAACCCTTTTTTGGCTCTGATGGAAAAGCGTATTGCTTTCCTGCAATACTATGCGGATGAAGAGAACAAGAAGATAGAAAAGAAAAAGAATAACCCCTTTGAGTATGCTCTTGAAAAGTTTTATGAAAAGGCGGAAGAGTTTAGGGAGACGGACAGGGATGCTGTCTACATGAAGGAAAAGCACAAGGCTGTAGTTGAGGAATTGGTTAAGAGAGGACACAAGGCCAAACCTGTTTTGGGTGCGGATGGTTGGCATGTGTCCATCTATAACAACGAGGCTGATCTTGAAGAGGCGTTCGAAAGAGACTTTAGGGAGCGGATGGAGGCAGACAAGAAGAGGAATGTAAAATATACCCCCGTAGGTGATGTGTCCAAGTTTATTGACAAACTGCGTAACGAAGGCTATACTGTCAAGAAGAACAAATTCGGAAGTGGATACAAGGTTCTCATTCCTCGTTCTGCTGCTGAAAGAGAGGAGCTCTTTGAAAAGGATTTTAAGGAAAGGCTACTTCTCGCGGTTCACTGTGAGCAAGAATCTATCCTCACTGAAGGTACACCCGAGTTTATTAACAGGTTGCGTTCCCGTGGTTACACAGTGACCAAAGACAAAGGCAAACTTTGGAAGGTTAAAATTAACCACGCTATCTAGTTTACAGCAATGTTCCATCTTATTAATCTCCTCAGGAGATTAATAATATCTAGTTGACAAGTTCTTTCAGACGAGCCTGTTCCTCTTCCAACTCGCGTAGTTGCTTTTCTAGTTCTTCTCTCTTCCTGCGATTGTCCTCTTCCAGGGCCTTAATCTTCTCTTCTCGTTCCTTGATTTCTTTCTCTCGTTTCTTGTGATTGAGAACATTGTTAATCTTTTGTAGCATATTGGAATAGTCCTTGTTCTGACAAGAGAGGAGAGATTGCTTCTCCTTCTCTCGCCTGTCTAGAAGATCTCTTTTCAACCTGGAAGTCTCTTCTTCCCAGGTCTCAAGCCTCTTCTTTATTCCTTCTGCTAGAACAACCTTTTGTCTTAGTTTACCTAGATGCTCTTCCAAAGCAAAACTGTCAGGTACAGGCTTGGTCTTTTTCTCGATACTAATGATGCACTGCTTAGGAAAGTCCTTCATGTAGACAGTATCGTTAATAAAGAAACCTAGGTTAAAATCTATGTTTTCTTCAAACTCTCCATGACAAGACTCACACCAAATACCACTATGGTAAACGTGCATCTCCTTTCTGCACCGATCACCATAGCAGTTCTCAACCTCCATGGTGCAAGGTAGATGCTCGCCTACAAAAGCATCGTAATACTCGTACTGGACCATGATTAGCGTGTCATAGTTTTCATACTTTGCCCCAAAGAATTTTCTAATATCCTCTTTCCACAGAGAAGACTCTTCGCTGCCAGGAAGGTGGGCTGGAGTAAAGATAACCTCATAACTAACCAAAACAAACTCGTCCTTATCATTAACCTCCAGGTCAGGAGAAGTGCTTCCATAGAAATAAGGCACCAGAGGTTTAACCTTGAGTTTAGGATGAGTATTGTGACTGCATGAGGTTATCCTCTCAACCTTCTCGTTCAAGGCTACGAGCAGGTTGTAATAATTCTCGGTGGAGGTATGTTCCATGTTTGGAGAGAATTTAACAAACATACAAAAATCAAGGCGTATTATTAATCTGGTAAAGATTAATAATATTCTACTGCTCAGACAGACCTTGCAAAAGGTTCTTTTCCTTTTCTATCTGGACTTGCACAAGTTGCTTTTCCGACTCTAGATCGTTTAGCATCTTTAACAAGAGTCCTAGTTTGGTTACAGTCTTTTCACGTTGTCTAATCTTTTCCACATGAGTCAGAATTGCGTGGCGGTCCACATTCTGTAAAAGCAAGAGAGATTTCTTTTCTAGTCTTCTCTGTTTGAGAAATTGCTTTTGCATCTTTCTCGTCTCCTCGTCCCAAGTTTCTAATTTCTTCTTGACATCCTCTGCTTGTTCGTTTGCTGACACTGGTATATATTCTTGTATGGAGGAGATATCCTGCACAGGTTCGATACTTCTTCTTATACCTACTATAGATTTCAAGGGAAAGTCGTTGAAGAAAAGACTGTCTCTCATGAAGTAGCGCAGGTTAACATTTGCTTCCTGGTCAAAGTCACCATGACAAGACTCGCACCAAATACCAGATGCCAAGACATCTATCTCACGACGACACTTTTCCCCATGACAATTCTTAACCCGTATGTTGGCAGGTGTGTAAAATCCCATGAAAGCAGTGTAATAGGAATAGTGCTTGGTTAGCATGTCTCCATAGTGCATCACGTCAGGAAACATACTTTCTATATCCTGCTTCCAGACACGATGTTGTATGTTGAGATAGACAGGTACAAAGATAATAGTATAAGTTGCCAGGTAGAGTTTGTCCTCTTCAACTTCTAGTTGTTTAATGGTGCCTGAGCAATAAGGAACCATAGCGTTACAGGGGCCAGGACATAAATTTTCTGCTCCGGTTCTAATTTCTCTAACCACAGGGTTTAGAGTCTTGAGAAATTCAAGGTAAAGGTTTCCTCCGGGAGTCTGACAAGAGTCCATGATTATGCATCCCCTTGAGGGATTCATAACCGTTAAATTACATCAAGGGTACCTTGCTAACCCATTGCTGAGTTCCTCTACCTCTTGTGTTTTGTCCCCTTCCTCTTCCTCGTGAGGAAGCACCTCTGTATCCTCCACGTCCTCTTGTGGGAAAGCCTTGTCCTCCCCGCGAGAAAGTATTTCCTCCTCGTGAATATCCTCCACGTCCTCTTGTGGGAAAGCCTTGTCCTCCTCGAGGGGAAATACTTCCTCCTCTGCCTCGCCCCCTTCCTCTTTGTGCAGGAGTAAAGGTAACCTGTTCTACTTCTCTCTTGATACGAAGCTCGTTATCTGGTTGAAAATAGGTTATCCTCTGAGGAGTAAAAGGGGGAGTGTTGACAACCAGACGCTTTTCATCGAGAAAAGGCAGAATTACCTTTTTGTGCCAAGCGGCACCTCCTATCTTTTCTTCGATGACTACTTCTTTGGGAAACTCGTCTACCAATCTGGTAAAGACTAGCTCTCGCATCTCTTCAGGTATGATGGCTAGAGAAGTGGCAGGCATAATGGCAGTTAGCTGTTGTGGTACATTGAGGAAAGAAGAGCTGAAAGGGTCAGTCTCGCTAGGGAAATAGTCTAATTCCTCATCAGGCTGAGCCAGGATGAGATCTTGTAGTAGAGGGGCGTAATGGTAAGGATAGAACCAAGACAGGTTCAGATCTGCTCCGTAATAGTAGAGAGAGATCCAGTTCATACCTGCCAGGTATTTTTTAGCCATATCTTGTATTCTACTTGCGGTTACGGGAAAAGGTCTTCTGCCCAAGAGTTTGGTGGCCACGTCTTCTAGGTCGCGAGGACCAAGAGCCTGTTTGTACCAGAAAGCAGAATAAGCCTCCAGGTTCAAGTCGCGCACACTCTTTATTCCTTGTCTGGTAACCATGTTGCGATAGGATATGATGGAAGGAGGAGCGTTAGGGTTTCTAGAGATTTCAGCAAAGAGCATTTCCTTCTCCGGAAGAAGAGAAAGAATCTCCTTGAGTATGGAAAGGTTAGCCTGCAGTTTATCGGTTAGAGGTTTGCCTACACGAGCATAAGCCTGAAGAAGAGAGTCTAGAGCATTAGGCAGATCTTCCATGGCGGACGGGTTAGGAAGAAAGTCATTGCCCAAGAGGAAAGACAAGTAGATAAAATCGGGAATGGCCGTCTCTTGTCTCATGACCGAGTACAGATACTCCTTGAGGTTCCTTACATTAACGATATCGGTTATGTCTTGTCTTATCACCAGCATATTAGAAGGCACGGTTAGACTAAGCACAACCAAGTCTGCGTCCAAACCACTAATACAGTGACTGCCGGGTAGAGCATTCTCACGAAAGAAATCAAAGATTTTCTGCTCTGCCTCTCCAGGAACCATGTGTGAAGAGTAGACGATCTGCGGAGGCAGAATGGCCACGTTATCCTCAATCCAGGTGCGCAAGAAATCATCCACCCTAAACATAAAGTCGGTTCCCGGACTTATCACGTTAGAATTAAAAAAAGGCGTAGGAGAAGAGGTGAAGCGTCTAGCCCTCTGCTGGTTGATCTTGGCCAGAGGAGCCACTCCATCCACGGCCAGGATGAGAATATCTCTGGGCGCAACTTGCGTGAGAAGGTTCATGATTTCTGTGCTCAAGGTAGCAAAGTAATCAGCATAAAGTTCTTCCTCGGTCGAGGTTTCTAAAATTTTCATCCTATTCTCATCTGCCAAGGTTCCGTAAGAAAAGACAAGTTGCGCAACCTGATGCAAAAGTCCATTCATGTCGATACTTAGGGAAGAAACAGTGGTAGGTACGCTTCTCTGGATAATGCCTCTGTACTCTCTGTTCTTTGATCGCAGCCATGAATAGAATTTCGGAACGCCCATTTAAAGAATAAGAAATTATATTTTCTCGTAAAGTTCTTGCAGAGTCAGGTGAGGATACGGGGTTTTAAGCACCAGAGGGACCAGTGAAGGAAGTGTCAGCACCAGGTCCAGCTCAATAGCAGACAGCTTTTCTTCCCTGCTCATAAAGGGGGAAAAATACTTGTAGTCGAAAAGTACATCCTCTTGTAGCTGATAAGCTAGTTTAACACAACAGATCAAGAGAGCAAAAGACGCTCTCTTCTTAATCTGGTGATATTCCTGAAACATGGTTAGTGCGTTAATACAGGTTATCCAGGTTCCGCGTGACTTTTGCACCACTTCCACACATCTCCCATAGTAGGGTGCAAGTTCTTCACAAGAAAAGAAACGAACCTTTGTCTTGATGAGAGACTTTAAGGTGCCCGAGGTTTGAACCACGTCACAGACAGAAGTTCTCTTTCCCGGATCTAGTTCCAAGAGACCCCAGACTAGAGAATGGTACTTTTCCGGAACTTTAGACAAAGTTTTTTCTTTCTTGTCCAGAGAGAAAAGATCATGTATCTTTTTAAAGATTACGTCTTCAGAGCCAGAGAGGGAAAAACCTGTAAGGATCTCTAGAAAGAGGATGCCTAGAGACCAAGAGTCCATCTTGTCAGTCAAGTAAAGGTCCTTACTAGGGAAAAAGAGTTCTGGCGCTCTAAAGTTGCTAGTGGTAAACTTTTGCTTACTAACCTTCATGCGCTTTGGTCTACTAATACTAAAGTCGGCCAGGATGATCTCTCCTTCTCCAAAGACGAGCACGTTTTCCGGTTTCAGGTCCAGGTGATAGTAACCAGAAGTGTGCATGTGGGAGAGAGAAAGGCACAAGGTGGAAATAATAAAATCCACATCGAGACTATCTTTCTTCAGGTGCGTCTTCAGGTCACACTTGGCCAAAGGTAGTAAAACTCCCAGGTCTCCTTTCCAATCTACTCGACCCATATCATACAAGAGACCAGGAATCTTCTTGGATAGAATCTCCAATTCCCAAGGACAGTCTAGTCCGTGCGTGTAGTTGAAACACTTGAGTGCCTTTTCTTCCCCTTGGTGCTTGACTTTGTACACTTTACCATATCCACCTTCTCCCAATGTAGAGATTAAACTTAACATGATTGGGCGCTTTTTAAACTTTCACTATGCAAAAATGCTTTGGGTGCTAGTAGCCTTTGCTTTATCTATCTTTCTAGCTTTGTGGAACAAGGGTTTGTACGTCTATCTTCTATATACTCTACTATACGAGTTTGTCCTCTTTGCCGCACTTAACATCTCTCCCAAGAAAAGGTACAAGATTGTGGGTGCCAGCATAGCAGGCTACTTGGTGGGCAGTTTGCTATTTTACTCTACTCTGTTCTGGAACGAAACTCCAGAAAAGAATACCATAGGAAAGGAGACGGAGAAATATCTCTTTAAAATGAAAGAACTGTGCCAACCCACTTTCTTACCTTTTTAGGCAAAAGCATGCATCGTAAAGAAGAAGAAAACACAAGCCATCCCTTCACAGACGAGGATTTTCTTCTACCCAACCAAGTTTGGCATGAGGATATCCTTCTCTCATCGCAAGAATATCCTCCAGAAATGTTTTCCGAGATAGAGTTTCTTTCACGCTTCTGGAGAGGAGAGAATGCCTATTTGGTTTACATTGCTCCGCATCTCTCTTCTCTGCCTTTTCTGGCCAAACTCTTTCCTAATATAAAGTTTCACGCCTACTCTAGCAGAGAAGAATCGTCAGGAAACCTAATCTACCACAAGGAAGAGTTTAGCGATGAACTAGCCCAAGGCTGGAGAAACACTCGCCTCTTGTATCCAGTCTATTTTATTTGCTACTCTAACCTGGAGAAAGAAAAACTTTGGCAGCAAACCATCAAACCTGTCTTTTCCTTTCTCTGTCTAACCTATACTCGAAAGTACCTTTCCGGCTACCTTTTCGTTCAGCCCAACGATTCACAGCAAGTTATGCTAGTTCCTGAAGAAAAGGAAAAGACCTACAACAAGAACTTTCTACAACGTATAGCCTATTACCATCAGGTTACTAGAAGAAAAGAATTTATCGTAGAAGGAGAAAGCTTTTCCTTTGACCAAGCTTACCGACTACAGGTTCTTAGCGATTATCTAAACAAGACCAAGGCTAGAAAGAGTAACCTGAAAGAAGTTTTGTCTTTGCTCAAAGAGCTTACAGGATATTAATTATCCCCTGGAGGATAATTAATATACGAGGATGTTAAGCCCAAGGGTTGTAAAAGGGCTGGATTACAGGTCGAATAGACTTTTGGTAGAGGAACCAGTTTTGCTTGAGCACTCTAACTCCGGTGCCAAAGAGATACTGTGGGTATTGGTAGAGAAAGGTGTTATAGACCTCTTCAAAACTGGAGCAGTTGGGAAAGATCTCATCCATGAGCTGGATAAACTCGTATTCAAACTCTGACAAACCCATGATTAACGCTCCCTCCTTAGGATCAAGACAAGGGAAACAAGGCAGCGTAGGAACCATCCTCATACTCCAAGACGGAAACTAGAGCACCGGGAGCCTCTTCTTGCAAGAGCAATCTGCCATTAGGTCCTATCTTGTACTGCAGGTAAGGAATGCGAATGTTTTCATCCTGAACGCCAGGGTTAATGTTATACCTTCTCCAATAGTCTGCTGCTACTAGAGCAGACTTTAGGTTGGGAGTGTTTTGCATCATGTAAAGTCTATCTTCCTCCAGATAGAAGAAAGGATCTTCCTCACGGGCCAGGTTAGGGTTGAGCACGGTTTTAATCTCTAGACCGCTACTAACCGAAATCTCCTTTTCCCAACGCTGAAGCTGTTCCCAACTTTCAAAGAGAAGAGTTTGTAGACGATTTCTAAAAGTAATACCATAAATTTCTTTGGGTATGATGAGATCCTCACCACTGTAGCCTTTCACGATGCCGGAAAGAAAGTATCTAATACCGGCAGCGAAGCGAGCATTGTACAGATAGATACGTCCCTGTCTGACAAAGGAAGGAAAGGATGAAAGATAGTCTATGGCCTCCTCGGGAGAAGAAGCCATAGGTAGAACACGAGAGATGTTGCTAAAAGAGTAAGAACTCTTTTCATCGTTTCCCACACTTACATAGTTTTCCATGAACCAATCTACACTCCACCTGGGGTCACTCTTTCCCAAAAGGAAGACCCAAGAGACTAGTTGCAGAATCATGTTTCTCATCACAGTTAACTGACCATAGTTTTGCAAATCTCTCCTTTCTAGAGCGTAAGGAGGAGGAGGGCCAACGTGCAGTTCTGTGTTGGGAGGAGGGCTGAAGGGTTGAGAGAGAGGGAAAAAGTAAGTATATAGAAAGCCGTGAGCCGAGTACCAGAAACCTCTAATCTCATCCCCATCATAAGAGACGGCATCAGGTAGAGTGCCAGAAAAGAGCTCTAACACATCAGCGGCCGAGTTTGTGCCTCCTTGCACTACAGGAAGGTTAAGAGGCTGTGAGGGAGCAAAGTAGACAGTTAGACCCGTCTCTGTGGTAACTCCGCGCAACTTTCCATACTCGTCTAGAATTTGTCCGTTGATACCAGAGAAGGGCTCGGTAAAGTCAGAGTAAGGTAGAGCCTTACTCAAGGTGCCAGAACTCTCTCCCAAGACTGGGCTCCAGATGTATACATTATGGAAGGCCTGTAGGCTGGCAAACATCTTTCGGTTAACTTCGTTACTAAAGAGATAAGAGGTTGAGGCAGAGTCACCAATGAGTTCTACTTGAGGATAGGTTAGGGCGTCTGACTCGGAACCAAAGTTTTTGTACAAGAGGACCAGAGGCCGGTCTCTAAAAGTTCTGCTGTGGTAGTAAGAGGCACGTGGTATCTCAAAGATGGGAATATTATCTCTACCCTTGGTGGTGAAGGTTATGATGTTAACATCCAAGGTCTCTTCCAAGGCACGGTAAAAGAGTTGCGGATCGAAAAAGAGAGTAGGGTTGTGCAACTGCCTTTGAATCTCTTGGTCGTCTAGGTCGTAAAGTTCCTGCTTGAGCAAGGCCGAGGTCACGTTAAAGCGTCTCCTAAGATCGCTAGACTGCCTTTGTAGAGAGGTTGCGGTTAGTCTCTTGTCTTGTGCCTGAGTGGCTAGCAGAACGGCCGAGATGGTAGAGTTTACATCACGAGGCACACCGATACGCACAAAGTCAATCTCTCGTTCAAAGAAGGAGTTTAGAAAAGAGACCAAGGGAGTGGGCAGAGAGCCTGAACGCTTGAAATCTACGATTTTAGAAGTTATGATGCGAGCCCTAGTGGTAGGCTTCTTGGTCTTTTTCTCCACGTTACGATAGTATTGGTTATAGAAAGAGTTGGCTCCCGGTTCCATCTGGTTACTGCCAAAGCAACAAGGAATAAAGGGGTAAGTCGTCTTGTTCTCTAGACCGTTAGTCTTCACGCCGGGAAAGGGGTAGAGATCAGAAGGACAAACCATGTTGTAACGCGGGTTTTGGGGAGGATAGTGTAGGATCTGTCTCTGATAGGTCTCTCCCTTGTATTCGAAAGTCTTGTTCTTCCACTCTTCAATCTCGTTATCAGGAATGATTAGAGGCTGATGGTCGCCTTGGCACTTGCGAGCATAACCTTGTATAAAGATCTCAGGAGCTAGCTGAGCTAGCTGTAGCAACCTACGATTGCTGTCCACCTTTCTTTGCTTTCTCTCCTTGACGGTGGCCACATACTCTGCCTCGGGAAACATGGCCTGATAAATGTTAAGGATGCTATCTTCAGCCACAATGTCTTCCAGATAGATTCTACACAGGCGGTTAAAGATCTCTTGAAACTGGTGCGCATCCATGCTGCTGTTAGCTCTGGTTATGCTACATATCAAGTAAGGTGTACCAGAGGGGAAATTGCTATCTTCCACTCCTCTACTCGTCTTGACGGGCATGGTTTCTCCCGTAGTGTTGTAAGCGCTGATGGTTACGGCCACGGAAGAAGAGAAAGAGGTTTCTGTAGGCATGTTCTTGGGGTTCTCGGTTAGAGGTATGGTTCTAAGGTGAAGGGTAAACTTTTTCTTTTCGAAAGAGGCCTTGCTCTCCTCAGGCATGTAGATGTAAGGGTAAAAGAGAGGAGAGCGAAGAAGCATGTCTAGAAAGAGTGGTTGGATAAGGTTAACATTGTAAATACGAAAGTCTCCTCCCGTGCGAGCCACGGTACTTTCCGGAACACGAATAGGGAGAGAGGCTACTATTCTCTCGATGATGAGACTCTCATCCCTACCTAGTCTAATGGGTGCCTCCACAGTCAGCTCACGAATGTTTAGATCGTAACGAGCCACGGTAAAGCTCTCCTTGGTCTGCTTCTCATCACCCAGACCTGTCCAGACTAGTATGTAGAAACTATTCCGAAAGGGCGGATCGTTTGGCAAAAGCGACTTTAGAGCAAACTCGGACCAAATCTTTGAAAAGGTCTTTCCATTGTGGTCGGTAAAGAGAACCACAGGTACTTGCAGGCTGACTAGAGCCTGGTCAAAGATCTCTTCTCCCAGGTCTGAAGTTATCACCGTTCCATCCAGGAAGGAAGAAGACTCTTCTCTACTAAGAAAGACAGGTGTACTCTTGACCGTAACTCGGTTAAACTCTAGGTCAGAGGCAGGTAGAGGAGGAACTTCTGCATAATACTCTTGCAAACCTACAAAATAGTTTAGGTAGTCTGCATCCTTGACCTTTTGCTTATCTACTCCATCGATCCAATGATCGTGCTCAAAGACCAACTCGTTCATGTCACGCAAAATGGTCAGGCCTTCCTTTTCCAGAAAGGCGTTAATCTCGGGCAGTCTCTCTTCTATATCTAGTTCTTGTAGAGAGAGAAGAGAGATAAAAGTCATGGCAAAGTCTGTGGCTGAAAAGCCCAGATTGGGAAGAGAAAGTGGTTGCAAGGTCTCATAGGCCGATTGCATACTAGGGTTCTGATCCAACGTGTTTGACAAGGCATCAAGGAGAGACACATAAGAGTCCAAACTTTCTTCCGATGAGTTTTGTAGAATCAGGCGAGCAGGAACACCATTTAGCACTGCTGCCTTGTAAAGTAAAGAGTACCTATTGTCAAAGGCAGAGAGAGTAGCCTGAAGAGGACTTTGTAGAGGCTGGATATCCGGACTCTCCATCTTTTAAGATGTCTGGTTCTGTAAAAATAATTTCTGGAAGGATAAAGAAAAGAAGCCTTTCTTCCCGTAAAAGAGCCCTTATTAGACTTTCTTATCCTAACCGAGGATAAGAAACTCCACTCCCGCAATAATCTTTTTCTTACAACTTCTATGTAAAAAATTAAGAAAAAAATCTCTCTTTCCCTATAAAATGTCGAGATACGCAAACTCTGTCTCCCCTGTCAGCCCTCGTGGTGTCTTTGGTACCTACACTTCGCCTTCCCGTTTCTCCTCGCCCTCTTATGCTGCCGAGGCCGGTGAATATAGTAACCTTAAGGTTCCCGGAAGTGTAATCAGCTACGTTAGTGGAACCAGTGGTGGCAGTCGCAGCACCGTAGGTAAGCGTGCTCCCGGTGCTCCCCCGAATATCGAAGAGCTTGGCGAGTATGGTGTGTGGAAGGGAACCCGTTTTGGTTACATCCTTGCTTACTTCCATGCCGGTTCTCGTGCCGCTCTCCAGCGCCGTGGTATCCCTGCTCCTTCCCTTCAGGAAGTTCAGGCTGCTATCAAGCGTTACTGGCGCAACCTTCCCGATGCTGATTACCGTGCTCTTGAGGCTCAGCTTGAGGCTCTTGCCGATGAGCAGGGTTACGTTGCCCCTGAAGAGGAAGAGACTGCCGTAAGCTATGCCAGTTACACTTCTCCTCGTCGCAGTGTTGTTCGCAGCGCTCGTACTAACGGTTATAGCCCCAGCTACCGCAGCCCTCGTTCCATCGGCACTGGTCGTCGCACTGGTCTCTCTCCCGTAGAGATTGAAGATGAGGGTATTAATGGTGGCTTCACCAACTCGTACTCTCGCCAGTATGGCCTTGCTGAGGAGTATTAAATAAACTAAATGGTTTAACGAGATTAATCTCGTTAAAGCAACACGTGATCTGAAGATTTGGACAAAATCTTGTTATGAAGAGTTTTATCGTGGTAGTGGACAAGCAGTCTCCTTGTTTTACTTCTTATTAGGCATAGTAAGAACAAACAAAGAAGAATGCACAAGGCTGTTTAGAGAGTATCCCTGTGTCCTCTATTCGTATAATTATAAACCCAGGAACGAGACAAGTAGATTCAATCATGCAAGTATTACTAGAAAGAGAAAAGCGCTCTCTACGTGGAAGGTTTGAAGGTGTGCGAGGCAAGAGGCTAAGAAAGGAGCAGAGAGAAGAATTTATCTCTGGGCAACAAAAGGGAGAACCTTTGGTTGAGTTGTTGCAAACTATCTTTACCGACTAATAAATGGTTTAACGAGAATAATCTCGTTAAAGCACTCCCCATGGATTACTACCATATCCTTGTCTCTTCCGATGATCTCATCAAGCTACAAAAGGTATGTTCCGAGTTTTATCAGACTTTACAAGGAAGAGGCTTCTGGAAAGAAAAGTCAGACCAGGACAGAATAGAACCTGGTCTGAGCAACATGAGAGAATGGATCATACACAGGAGAGCCCTTCTGGCTTCCATGATTGACATTCCCAAGGATGGTCTGGAAATAAAGATCGAGAGAAACTCTGTTTGTCAAACCTTGCTTGATAAAGAAAGAGAAAGGGGACATCCCATTCCTTTGCAAGTTGCAGATATCGAGAGTATCATCTTTAGGTTGAGAGGAAGACACAGGCACGAATCTGTGCTTTTCATCATCTTAATCCACCACCAAGCAGAATATAACGTGCGATACAAAAGACTAAACCTGGAAGAAAGGAGGTCTTTAGTTTATCAAAGCAACAGAGGCACTTACATGAACATAATATAAAATGCTCTACCACGACATCTTTCTTTGCTCAGAGAACCTAGACATTCTACAAAGGGTATGCTCAGAGTTTAATCAGGTTCTACAAAGCAAGACCTTCTGGAAAGAAAAGTCAGAGCAGGACAAAATAGAACCTCCTGTAACCTGTATGCGAGAATGGCTCAAACACAAGCAATAGTTTCGCTTTGCGAAATTTTATATAAAGTACGTGAGTCACGTACTTTATATAAAACCTCTGGATTTTTCTCTACAAGATATAGATAAGATAGCACATACGATAAACAAAGAAGATTTACCTCAACGCATTTTCGATTATCTACGTCTGTCTCGTGTAGGGATTTCTACCATCTATCGCACTGAGATCGTTCTGAAGAAGGAGAAAGATGGAGCTATGTGGTCTATGTCTGTAATATTCCATACACCGATAATGGGAAAATGTACCATCCGGTTCAAGGAACTAAACAGACAAGAGAAACAACTCCTAGTCTATGGTGTAAAGAGAGGAACACAAAAGACCATTACCATTACTCTCTAAATAATATTATGTAACCCCGTAGGGTTACATAATAAAGATCTAGTCATCGTGAAGGAAGCTATACAGGCTATTCTCTCGGTCCGTGAGCACAAAACCATTATCTCTGATCTCATTCAGGAAGTGATCAAGGTTGAGAGGTTGACCAAAGAAGAATCGGTCCACAAAATCATAGAATCTATCTTCTCCCTCCGATCGGTTTAGGATGCCATCAAGAGAAAAACCACGAGGTTGACCAAAGAAGAGTCGGTCCACAAAATCATAGAATCTATCTTCTCCCTCCGACCTGTTTAGGATGCCATCAAGAGAAAACTCGCTCCTCTCCGTGTTGAACAGGTTGGTAAGAAACTGCATTATTACTTTTCCTTGAGCAAATTCATTCCTGTGGTAGTCGTTCTCTGATGTAGGCTTCAATGTCCTTTTCCTTGATTGTATGAGGTACGATGATAAGATAGATGCCTACCTTTCTACACATGGCCATCTTGTACAGATCTCTACGCAGTTGGTTGATGAAGAGAGCCTTCTTCTTAATATAACGACTAGGATAGATGTAATGTTGCTTACCGTGGTATTCACAGGCTATACCTAGACTAGGGCAAAAGCAATCTAGTTCCAAATTTCTCTTATTAGAGATAAAATCAGGCCTGACGTGATGGAAAGTTCTCTTGTAGATAGACTCTAGAACTCGTTTACACTCTCTTTCTCCCTTGCTAATCCTCTTACTCTCTACATAGGGAGAGCAAACCACATCCCGGTTAGTAGGTGAGTAGACGGGATTACTCAAGGTCTCTTCCGGCACAGAGATTCTTCTAGGTACTCTTACGGCTTTAGCCAGGTTGAGAAGAAGCTCATCCTTAAGTTCAAAGATTAGATCAGGGTTCTCCACATAGTAATCAAGGGTGTAGATGGGAAGATTCATGGTTATAATTTTACGTGCCATGCTTTAAATTCTTTCTATGTAAATTCCCTCCTTGAAAATGCAACAGGCTAGAAGATACAATCTTTTGGTTCTGGATAAACTCTATCCTATTGATGAGAGCATGTTGCACAGGTCTGGCTACTTGGATTCTCTCTTCTCAGGCAGGTTTGGCAACGAAGAGACCAAAAGATTCTCCCTCAACCCCAGTGAAGAAGAAGCTTTCCAGTTTGTATACGATTATCTTTCTGGAGAAGAACCTGTCTTGCCTGTAGACTTGTTTCCAGAGGTTGTCAACCTGGCCTCCTTCCTTGACATTCCCGACCTCATGGATTACCTGGTACTACAGATAGGAAAGATTCCTCTACCTATTCTTCGTTCTGTAAAACCTCTTCCTCAGATAGAAGTGCCTTTGGTAGAATACTTTTTACGACACACGAGCAAGTTTGCTCTTCTTCCTCCCTGGGTGCAAGAGTTTTTCATAGAGAACCAAACTAGGAAACACCCTAAAGAGATTAGGAAAGAGCCTCTACTCTTATTTATTCGCAAGAGGATAAAACCTAACAAGGGTAAAAAGGTAAAGTTTGGCGCTTGTGTGGGAGAGACTAGACCAAACGAGATAGATGTAGCCTCCATCCCCTATTCTATACGCTCAGGAAAGCGCATCTATGACTATCGTGACAAGATTCTAACCTGTCCTAAAAAGTATCCTCATCTAAACTTGAGAGACAACTGGGATGTCTGCTGTTCAAAGAAGAAGGGCAACCTAAATGCAGAACTTGGTTCTTTGCTCGAATCTTCTACTCCCGTAGAAACAGATCTAGGTTTGGTCTTTGTTCCCACTTCCTACAATAAAGATTTTATCTTTACTCGAGGTTACAACTACATAACCAGACTAAACGCCTACACTATCTAGAGATTAATTACCACTGGTAATTAATCTTATCTACCGGGGAAGACGAGAACGAATATACTCTTCCATGTTCTCTTCCTTCACGGTGTATGGCACCACAATAAGATAGATGCCTAATTTCTTACAGGTTTTAATTTTGTACAGGTCTTTACGCAAGCCCTTGATAAAGTCTTTTCTAGTATGTCCGGGAAAGCTAGGAAAGGTATAGTGTTGCTTACCATTGTACTCGCAAGCTATGCCTAGTTCAGAGTTGAAGATGTCTAGTTCCAGGTTTCTTCCCGTCTCTGGGTTCTTGAGAAAGTCTGGTCTAACTCGGTAGAATGGCTTTTTGTAGATCTTACTTAGGATCTGCATGCAGAGTTTCTCTCCTTTACTAGCATTGTTACTTTCCAGTGCAAGACAAGGTTGCGAGTTGTGCCATCTAGGTTTGTAGATGGGAGTTTGTAAAGCAGCAATGGGAACCTTGATCTTATCACCAGAGATGGTAGCATGCAGAGAGGTAAGTAGCTTTTCATCAGACGAGGAAGATCTAACTCTTCCTCTACCAGAAGTACGAGAAAAACAACCAAACAATCCAGAGAGGAATTTAAGCATTTTAGAGGTCCAAGATTAAAATGGCTCTCACCCTTTCCGTTCTCGAGGTTATCTTTTATAGAACAGGTATGGAGAGTGATATAAACATCTTTATTAACTTTCGTTCTGTAGATAGGACCTTTCTAGAACTGGCTCACCAAGTAGGTGGACCTATAAAGTTTAGCTACCATTATCTAGAGGCTCTTTCCTACCAGCGTTTATTCCCCGTTACCACTCATGCTGTATTATCCCGAAGCACAAACTTGCCCAAAAAGGTAAAAACAGTTTCTCTCGATGTCTATAAAAAACGCGTAAACATCAAGGCCTATCATCTACAAAGTTTACGTGTTATTGTTGGAGGAGGTTCTTCTCCACGAGTAACCATCGATGTTCAGAGTGTGGATAAATTAAAACTGGAGGGAGAAAGGATATTCTTTCCTTTAAAATTCCCAGTTAGAGAACTTGAAATACACTTTTCTTGCGACGCTTCTCTTCTCAACCTAGAGCATGTAGAAAGTTTGTACATTAAAGGTTATTCAGGCTTGACTGGTGACTGGCCCGTTCTACCTCGTCTAAAATATCTTACAGAGGAAACACAGGGCTTCGTTGAGAGACCCATGTCTAGCGTCTTTTTTCCCAATCTACGCAGGATAATAAAACACATGCCTAGTAAGAAGTTCTTTGAAGGAGAGTTGCTCTTGGTCCACTCTGTATCTGCCTTGGATCAAGGTTGTTCTTGCGTTGATCTCTACTTAACCACAGATATTACCAAGGTGCCTTCTAGAAAGAATGTCATCTATATCATGAACAAGGTTGAGCAAGAAGATATCCTTCCCTTGAACAAGGCCAGTGTTAGATTCTTCTCTGATATAGAGATTACTCCTGAGATTACGAGTATAGTAAAGACACTCTGCGGTGAGGCAAAGATCTTTCTTCGAGGTCAGGTTAGACTTTGGTAAAAGCCTTTGGCTGGAATAATATGTATTCTAGAGAATACATATTATACTTGTGTGATGACACTTCACACAAAGATCTCTGTGAGCAGAGAGTCATCTTCTATACTGTAAAGTTCAGGTTTACATACGGTATAGATATTGTAAAAGATGACCAGGATGATGATTAGACCTCCGGAGAGAGGAAAGGCACTAATAAAGGAGTAGAGCATTTGGTCAGCTACAGAGTGCACATCAAGAGCAAACTTGTAGATGAGAAAGAGAAACAACCAAGAGAGAAAGTAGGTTACAAAGGCAATGGAGAAGAGTGTCCAGGCCAACTTAAACCTTATACCGGCACAAACTTGGGAATACATATTGTTAATTAACCTCCTGTCCTTCAATCTCCACACCTAGAGACTTTAGATGGTCTATGATGTGCGTGTAACCCTCTTCCTTAACCACGGTTAAATCTAGAATTTTAGGTAGAGGACAGTTCTTACTTTGCAACCATACAATGTTATCTAGTGTGCCACTCTCTGCCGCATACTTGTAACAACCCTCATCAAGAGAGAAGCCTTCAGACAAAAGAAACTCTAGCATATCTACATTGTTAGGTTGCCAACAAGCATGGCCCAGCATTTCAGAACAGGGGAAAAGTAGATTCTCTTCCTTGAGCAACTTTAGAGTAGGTAGAGAAGAGTAGATTACAGCCAGATCGTTGATGGTTACTTTAGGAGCACTGAGTTCTCGCAAGAGAACCTTGGCCTCTTCTAGAAAACCAGAATCGCACTTTTCGATAACCTTCTTAATCTCCTTTACTTCATCCAGGACAGACATGTTAAATTGCTGTTGTAAAGAATTTAGTTGATGATGACGTTGTTTTCTTCTGTAATCCTTTTTATAAGTCGCAAAAAGATCACACAGACCAAATACATCTCGCGAACCAAGAGAAGGAGGAAGAGGCCCAAACTGGCCAAAGGCAAACCTAGAAACAAGGCAACCATAACTTCTTCCCAAAAGGGCAGGTTGCTAGCAACCTTGTAAACTAGAAAGACAGAGAGAACAGAGATAGCATACAAGGAGGCTAGAATATAGAAATGCTTTCTCTCTATCAGGGGGTCAGACGAAGGTGACATTCGTTCAGGTAGAGACCTGACCTCTCGTTCAGATGAGGAGTGACTTGCTTGCAAGTCAGACGAAGGTGACATTCGTTCAGGTGGAGACCTGACTTCTCGTTCAGAGGAAGAGAACACAGATTCAAGGTCAGACATAATTAACCGCCTGACTAGGGGTCAAATCATCTTTCTATTCACCCTGGAGGCGAATAGAAAGACCTCTTGTATTAGAGTCTAGTTAGTATGGTTTGTTCTTCCATGGTAGGCAAGGTAAAGAGCAACGAGGACAGATCATTGCCCCAAAACACGTCCAACTCACGCAGAGTCTCTGCATCTCCTTGACCCAGGTCCAAAACAATCTCATCAGTCATGTCTTCACTACGTTGGAGAGCAAAGAGTTCTCTACACTTGTGATGGTTTAGAATTTCTTTATCTAGAGGTTTGTTGCGATAAGTGGAGGGAAGATTATCTATACTACCATACTTGGACATGAGCTCGAAAGAACGCACGATGCCTATGCCAGGTATGTTGTTATTGTAATCACAGCCAGCCATGATGCAAAAATCTACAAAAGATGAGAAGGAGAGGCCGGTACTTTCCAAAATAGCAGGTAGAGAAAAGGCTTCAGACACCTCTCCATCCTCTGTTCCCAACATCTTGGTTAGCAACATCAAACAACCATTGGGCAAGTTGTCACTGTCTGAAGAGAGAACTGCATCCACCTTTCCTTCATAGCAGAGTTGTGAACAGAGCTTTTCCGCTTCTCCCTTGGCTTGCATGCAGGGCAGAGGAGTGTTTAGTAGAACCATCTTCATCATCTGCATCTCTTCCTCAGGTCCTTCTACCTGACAGAGAATCTTTCTTCTTTCCTCTAAATACTTTCCCTTACGCAAGGCCGGGTCTAGGGACGCAATCTCTTCATCCAAGAGTTTTAGACGGTCTCTAGCCCTGTCTTTGGTTGCCTTTCTCTTGACATGAGCATGCTCTGCCTTGTCCTGCGAATACTCTCCATCAAAGACAAAGACGGGCAAGACTCCGCAAGAGATCACTCTTCTCAAGAAATCGTATAGACGGGTCAAACAACGTGAAGTTACCTCTCTCCTATCTACCTCGTTAGCTATGACATCTGTCCCCTTAACCACGTCACGAAAGCAGGCAGACCACATCTCATAACAAATGTTTGTAGCGTCTACCACAACCCTTCTACCCGAGAAATCAGTCATGCTCTTTTTAGAAACCGCATTAGGGTGGTTCTGACGAATCCAAGAAGCTAGTCCCTCTATTCCCATGCTTAGTTTAAATGTATGATGGGCCATGAAAATGTTCAGAACTAAGAAGCCTCTCAAGACCAATCGGAAAACTCGTGAAGATGGTCAGGATGCTATCCTTCCTGACCAGACTAAAAGTTTAGAGTTTCTTAAAACTCTCTCCTCTCCCAAAGTGGAGAGAAGAGACTCTCTCTTGCCAGAAGATGACCTCTTCTCTTCCCAAAGTTCTCCCACACAATCAGAGTGTCGTCTAGAGAAGGATCAGCTAAGAGAGACCCTTTACAAACTTGGAAACTCTCTCTACTACCTTGCCTCCATCATCCCCAACGAAGACAGCTGGGTTTGCCACTTTGTAGACACTCCTCCACACAAGGACAATCTTACAAAGGCCAAAGATAGTATTATTACCATTACCGCCACCCTAAACTCTATGACAGAGCAGTTTATACTCTTACCCTTTGGTGACAAACCCATGGAATGTGGCTTTTCTCGACAGGTTGAGTTTACCCTAACTTGCAGTCTAGGCAAGACTACTGTCGACGCTTATCACGTTTGTGAGAGAGGCATACATAAGCTCATCTTTCCTGAAGAAGTAGTCATCTCTGGTAAAGAGTATAACCTGAAAAGCATTCTCCCAGTTCGTCTAGAGCACTAAATTATTAACCCACGGTTAATAATTTACGATACAGGTTAGATCAACAATGCACGGTCTGGTTAGTTTTAGTGTAAAGGGTTCTCATGAGTTCAAGCCATGAGGTTAGAGCTAGGCTTTGACTTTGAGAGCAAAGGTTACTCTTGGTTTAGTTTGGTACGAAGGTTACCTTGAGAGCAAAGGTTACTCTTGGTTTAGTTTGGTACGAAGGTTACCTTGAGAGCAAAGGTTACTCTTGGTTTAGTTTGGTACGAAGGTTAGC